TAAGATCTAAACTATCTGCTTGATCTTTAGGGTCTCCAGCTGCGTTTATCTTATCATTATTTTTAGCAGCCTGTTTATTCATATCGGCAAAATTAGAATTCGAATCTGCTAAAGGCTTTTGAGTACCCTTTGATGGCAAATTATCAAATTGTGTAATATCGACTTCAGATTTAGTATTCTTACTAGTTTCTTTATCTGCTTTAATACTTAAATTACCTGAACTTTTAGTTGCAGCTCCAGTAGAACTATTTATATTACCGTATACGTTTCCTAAAAGACCCATTAGATTTTTTTAATTTTTATACCATCGTCTGATAATTTAGATTCTAGATCTCGAATTGCATTAACAACAGGTTTTAGATTTACTGGTGCTGGTCTTGGTGCACTTCTTCTCGGTGCGCTATCACCAGTGATATAGTCTAATCCTCTTTCAACAATATTTCTACTATCTCCCATACCATCAGAAACTGTATTTCCAAATTCAGCCATAATATCTCCAAGCTCTCCGATAGCATCTACTAAAGCATTTCCTAGGTCGGCAATTGCATTGTCCTTTCCAGTAGCACTTAAATAAGCTAATGCTTTAAACATTTTAGTACTTGAATCAATTGCTTCAATATTCATATTGTTACTACCATCTGCAATTCTTTCAACTGAAGTTGCAACAGATTTTAAGGCTCTAGCCTGTTTATCAAAACTAGATTCTGATAATGTTTTAAACATTCGAGTAGCTGCAGTAACTTTCTTAAGAGGTTGCGTTGCTATTTGAGTAAACGAGGCTGCTACCGAAACTAAAGGTAGTGCTAATAAAACTATTTTATCTGCGCAAGCATGCATAGCATACATAATTTTAACAAAAGGATGGTCTTCTTCTTTTCTACCAAACAATTTATCAAAGAACCCTTGATTATCACCACCACCTAAAATTGAAACTACAGCCGGAGCCATCATTCTAAAGGCCATAGCTTGTTGCATATAAGTATCTACGGTTAACTGCTTTAGTAATGTCATTACTGGTACAATTCTTTCCGGCTCAACACTAGTCATTAATAAATATGCTTTAGCTATATTATTTAATTCTCTACCAACTAAAGTAGCTACAAGCGACATTTTAGTAAATGATTTAGACATAGAAGCTATTGCAACCGATTGAGGAATATAAGTATGTGCTCCTAATTGTTTTAAGAACATCATTACTGGGATAATCCTACTAGGATTTTGAGAAACTATTTCATAATATGCGCCGGCTATAGTCGATAATGCATCTCCAACTAATTCAGCCACTGGTGCTATTTTAACGATAGCTTTAGCCATAGTCATAAATGCCATTGACTGAGGTATATAAGTATCTGCTGTTAATTGCTTCATAAAATCTACAACAGGTTTTATTCTAGCCTCATCTACATTTGTCATTCTTACAAACGCATCAGATATTAACTTTAATCCTCTACCTGCAATATATGCTTGTGTTGCAAATGATGCAAATGATATAGCTAAATGTGCCATGTGTTTAGCAGTAACACCAATCATTTTTCTCATCTTAAATAACTTTGCTAAAACATGTAGTGGTTTTGTAGTAAATCCAATCATTGCACTTCTTACACCCATAAAAGCATTTCCAACTCTAACCAATCCATTTGCTGCAGTATCAATAAGACTACTTCCGCCATAGTTTGAAGACATTGTTATTAATGTTTGTAAAAACTTATTAATAGTCTTAACTGCGTTTCCAGCTAAAATAATACCTTCTAATGCTGCTGCTACAGTTCCTAATGGTTTAGCAAGTTGTGCTATTTTATTTCTTTTCTTAATTAAATCATCTAATATATCAAGTGGTCCTTTAGATTTTTCACCACCAAAGAAACTTGCAATACCATCAACTAATCCTTTTACCGCACTACCAATTGCTGCAACAACACCACCAGCTGCAATACCTGCGGTTGCTCCTGCTAATAAAAGTAATGATAAAGATATTGCTGCAATACCACCGGCAAGTGGTAATAAATTACTAACACCTACTTCTTTCTTTAATCTAGCCAAGACATCTACAATACCGTTAATTGGCGCTAAGATTAAGTTTGTAATATTCTTTCCAATCTCTCCAAGATCTGGTAGCGCAGAGAATATCCATGCTACTGCAAGAATACCTGCTGCAATTACAATCATACCAACAACTCCTAATACAATACCCATAGCACCAACACCTGATGTTGCGATTAATCCAATCGCCGCGACTGGAATTGCAAAGAAGAATATAGCTCCAGCAGCTCCTAAAATCCATGCAAATGAGAATGGAGATTCTTCTGGAATATCGTCCGGTAAATAAGCAAATATATGTGCAGTCACCATAATACCAAGTGCTACTGCAATTAATCCAAGAGTTCCCATTCCTATTTCTTTAATACCAACACTCATAGATTTAAAGAGTATTGTTATTAATGTAAATGGAAGTGCAAACATTAATAGAGCTAAACCAGTTTGTAAACTCCATTTCCAACCCGGAGCCCTAGTCTCTTCTGGAAATAGTGTAAATACATAAGCAGCTCCGAGTATTGCAACTGCAACTAATACAGTAGCTATTGTTCCAAACGCTATTTCTTTTAAAGATGCACCTTTAACAGCTTTCATAATAGTACTAAAACTCCACGCGAATGCAACCATAGAAAGACCTACTATAAGTGACCATAATAAAGGTGGTGCTTTATACGTATCTGGTAATAATTGAAATACATAAGAAATACCTAATATAGCTCCACCGATTGCTATCATTGCTAATCCGGCGATCATTACTAAACCAACACCTTTCATTCCACTTACGCCAGCATCACCTAATGCTTTAATTATCATTCCGAATGAAAACGCAAGAGGTATTAATCCAATACCAATTGCAAGCATTCCTATAAATTGCTGCATAGTTATTGGTTGTAATAACTGAAGTGCTGCAGATGCTGCAACTAGAGCTATAACCCCAACAACCATTGCCATTCCGGCCATTAATACGTTTTTAACTCCCTTAGCGTTTGGTTTTATTTTAGCATCTTTTAATGCTACTAGAATTTTTCCTATTGATAATGCAAGACCCACCATTGTAAGTGATATAAGTATTGCTGTTAATGCTTGTGGCATACTTAAAGGCATTATAAGCTGAAATACCCAAGAAGATACAGTTATAACAAATGCCATTCCTAATAAACTTAATAATCCTGCGCCTGCAAGTGGTGCTAAACCACTCGAATCAGTTGCAGATACTTCCATACCTTCAAAGCCTGCGCTTTTAGTACCAATTGCCTTTGCTAATTCTTTTGTAATCAGACTAAAAGCAAATGCCACTGGGATAAGTAATGCCGCGATAACTAATGCTGAAATCGCATTTGCCGGTGTAAGTGGCACAATCATACTAAATATAAATGAAGTCAAAAGAATAGTTACTGACATACCAACAAGTGCTAAAGTAGCCACTCCAACTCCTGCTAATCCAGGGCCGGATTTAGAACTGGCATTAAATGCACCATCACCTTCCATAGCCAAAGAGCTTTCACTACCACTTAATTGAGTCGCAATATCTAAAAATGCTGGCACCACTAATGCCAATGCACCCGCTACTGCGATCACTGTTAATAATTGTCCTATAGAAATAATTGGTGTATATTGTATTAAGGCTGCTGCCACTGTAATGGCTACCATACTACCAATTGCAATCCCAGCCATTTGAGTAGCTTTATCTGGAGCAAGACCTTTAAATTTACTTGCATCACCAAATTCTGTAGATGAACCACCGGAATTACCAGAATCAATTTGCTCTTTAATAAGCGTTTTAATATCTGTTAAAAGAATAGTCTGCTTTTTTAGCTCTTCATTAGATATTACAGCTTCATCTCTTATATCTAAAGTAATAACATTTAAAGCTTTTGCTTCTTCTAATTGCTCTTCTGCAAATTCGGCTAACTTATTAGTTGGTGCTAATAACTTTGAAAAAATATTCATCATAAGATGTTCTAATATGCCTTATTTTTTATTGCAATGTAAATTGCATGTGGTATATATATCAAGAGTCCTACAACAATGCAGGACTCTTGTATATATTAATCTTAATAGGCTATCGCTATCGCGTTACCCCATTTTCGGTATTGACATTTTCGGCATCTGCATGTTTGGCATTTTCATTTTGCCCATCATGTCACCAGCCATGTCTTTTTCACCTTGGTTCGCTTTTTGTTCGTTCTCTAAGTGTTGTATTAAATCTTTAATGATATAATGGTACTCGTAGTATTCCATGTTATCAAGTTCACTCGGTTGGATATGTAAGTGTAGATAAATATAAAACTTTGTCTTAAAGAAGTTCTCCAGAGAGATCTTGAACAATGAAAAGAGATTTGACGCCGCCACGAAAGTTGATGGGGATCGTCTCCTCCACATCCCCTAGCATAACCTTCATTTCAGGTTGTAAACCAACTTTAAGTTGCTCTGCAATTCTGTAGATTAGCATGTATTTTTTAGGATCCCATCCGTTCATTTCTATCTCTAAATCGAATAGTCTCTTTTGGTTAAACGTTCTCCAGTCAACTGCAATATAAGGTGCAATTTGGATTAATGACTGATCTATATTTAGACCCTTTTCTCTTCTTTCTTTGATGTACTTAGTAATTTCTTGCATAGTACCAACTGTCGGTGGCTTCATCATGAACTCACCATGGTTTCTAGTTTTAATTAAAAAACCTTTACGCTCATTATCATAGTACTTATCAATTTCTGAAGGAATTGAAAAATACTGAAAGTATTCTCTTTTAATTTCAACTTCATGTTTTTTACCATCTTTAGTTTGGTGTTCAACTTTTAAAGTTGCCTCTGGTTCTGGAAACGTTAAGTCTCTAATTGATAAAATAAGTACAAATCTATCTTCTTCTAAAATATCCTTTACAGACATTCTAGATGTTTTAGAATTTACAGTTGTACAAGATTCTACAATAGCATTTAATTTATCATCGATATCTAATAAATTATTTTCATCCATTGTTGAGAAGTGTCTAATTTCAGCAACTTTTGCTGGTCTTATTTTAACAATGATATCATCCGGATAAAATCTACCCTTAGATGGCATTGTTTCCATATCTAGCTCGTGCCAACCTAGATATACATCTGAATGTTCAGCCTTTGTTGGGCCAAAATCTTTCATGTTAACTTTACCTAAGCCTTGTTCGTCAATTACAGCCTCTACTGATTCAACATTAACTGTAGGTTCACTTGTCTGGTTAACGCCTTCACGAGCATCTAACATTTTTGACAATTCTTCCTTTGAAGGTTTGTTTTGTTCTGACATATTATTTTGATTTTAAGTTTTTTAAATTTTGTTTGATATATGATTTTTGATCTGGTGTTCTTTTAGACAACTCATCTTGTATTAGTCCCCTAATAAAAGCACTTACTGAAACTGGACGAGCTTCATTTTCTAAAGCATCGTTTAAAATAACTCTATTAATTTGACTGACTTCTGTTTCGGTTAGCAACACCTGTAGCTTTTTTGTAAGCTTTGTATTTTCCATAGTATTTTATTATGTATTCTGTTAATATTATAATATATTTTCTTTGGTTAAAAAAAGAGGAGTTCCTAGGAACTCCTCCTCTATTATAGAATTTATAATTAGTTTAATTCTTCAGACCATACATCTGATCTCCAACCAATTTCTAATGAAGCAGCATCTCCACTTTCGTAACTTAGTTCCGAAGTGAATCCGATACCAGAGGTAATAAAACAGTCATCAAGTGTTACCTTTCTGTAGATGTCTCCTTCTCTGTTAAACTGTACGATTACAATTGTACCAACATAGTTCTTTTTAAGACCCATTTCTCCAGTTTCTGGATTATATTGAGCTCTATACCATTGTCTTAACGTTTTGTATAAATAAGCTTGGTTTGCTTCGTTTAAGTTTAATGAAAAGTTAACAGTTACATCAACTGTAGTTTCACCAATTGTACCAGCAAATGATCTGCTAGCAAATTTGTATTTTTGAGTTATTGCGTCAACTCCTTTGTGTAGACCATCAAGTCCAGAAATAGAATTTATGTGCTGTAGTAACAATTCCTGTCCACCTACTCCCGCTGGTGGTAAAATAGTTACTTCGAACAGGTTAGCCTGTACTGGCTCAAAATTTCTGCCTTTCTTTTGTGTTTGATCCTCTGAATAATGTGGTAAAGCCATATCTTTAATTTCTTATTTTATTTATATATCTAATTTTATTATGCAAAGTTTCCAGTTGCAATTTCTCCTGTATTTAAGATTGTTACTCTCGATACTAAGATTTCAAGACCTTTAACCGGCTCAACGTAAGTATCTAAAATACCCATGTTGTTGTCAATAACTTCGTTAGTGTTGTTAGTTCCGTCCATGATGTTTCTGTAATCGTAAACACCACCATCTTTCTTAACTGACTCCATAAAGTTGTCTGCTAAAGTCTTAATCTCTAATCTCGTTTGAGCGTTATTAAATTCGAATAAGTAATTCTTTAAGATTTCAGCAAGTCCATCTTCAATGTAAATCATTGCTTCTCTTACGTGAGCAGAAGAAAGCGCTGATTGAATTGATTGTTGTGCAGTCTTGTTACCTTTAATTGTTAATCCTACGCCTCTTTCGAATACGATTGGGTTAATACCAAATGGCTCAAGAACATCTCTATCGTTTTTATCAAATGAAAATTCAAGTGATTGTACGTTAGTACCGCCTACAACACCTCTTCTTGGCCCTGCAATGATTGACCATGGTAATGCGTCGCTGTATTTATCAATATAGTTATTTGATACGTAAGCCGCTGGTGGAACAATTTTAACTCTTCCATTCTCTAGGACATTAAGACCTGGAGAGTAGTAGAATCCAAAGTTTGCACCTTCATTAAGGCTTGGTAATGTATATAATAACGTTGGGTTTAATTCTAAGTTACCACCTGTTGCAATGTGTCTTACTTCAAATGCTCCAGTTTGAGCGTTTAAGAATGATGGGTTAGTAGAAGCTTTAAGCTCATGTACCATTGGTCCGTTTAAGATCGCAGATGCATTTTGTCTTTCTTTACAAAGTAACGTAATTGCTTCTTTGTTAAGAATTGTTGGGCCTTCTAATGAACCAAATGTATCAACTACATATCTAAATGTAATAGCATCTTTATCAACTAAAGTATTTGATAAGCCGTTACCCGGTGTTAATTGTGCTAATAATTCAGAAATTTTTCTGTCATTAATAACTGCACCTTCAATCGGGAACATTGTATAAGTTGAAGTAGCATCTTCATATCTCTTAAGAGCGTATGTAGGTTCAACTTCTAAGTTTCTGTGTGTAATAAATCTATATGTATAAGTTTTAGTACCTGCTGCTACGTCTTCAACTACTGGAGCTTTTTGAATCTGTAAGATTCTTGCTAGTTTTCCAGATACTGAATCTAGAACATACATTCCTACTTTAATGTTTGAATTAAATGCAGGTTCTGCTGCAGCAATAGCAACTGTTTTAGTGAATCTAGATTTACCAGTTCCTTCTGGTGTAAATGTCCATCCAGAAGTAATTAATTCTACTCTATCGTTTTCATTAATTGTATATACTGGTAATATAGCAGTATCTGCTCTTTGGTATACTAAGAATGATGCCGCACCTGCTTCTACGTATTCACTAGAAACTGCGTCTTCACAATTTAATATAGTTTGTCCACTAACTTCAACTGCATTAATAAATTTTACCTTTTCACCAGTTGATGCGCTCTTTAAGAAAGCACCTGCTGCTAAATCACCGAAAATCACATCAGCAATTGGCGCATCGATTACTAGTTTACCATCAAGGCCAACAGTAATATTTGCGTTATAAGCTACACCTGTAGTTGCATCAGCGAATGTAGGTGGATTTCCAACTGTAGTAAATGATTCGTATGTTCCATCAATTTCATTGATTCCAAACGCACCACTAACTGTAATTTTTGAATCAGTCCCGTCATCTGATATAGATATAACTTGAGAATATTCATTATTTAATCCAGCGATTGTTGATAATAAAAAGCTACCAACTTCAAGATCTGTTGGTAAATCACCAATTAATGTATTTCTAACATATAAATCATTACCATCAATTTCCACTGTTTTATTAAGTGCAAGATCATCTACAGAAACTCCCTGTGCGATATTGTGTGATAATAATTGATAATCTTGATAAAGATCAAAACCTTCACCAATAAGATCAATATTTTCTAAAGCATCTTCATTAACTGCACAGAATAAACCTGTTCTTCTTGCTTCTAGATTAATTAAAGTTTCAATATATAATTGTCTTCCTTCATTATCCATAAATTCTGGAATTAAAGATCCACTATATTGTGAAATTAAACTTACTTCTCTTAAGTTTGTAAATGCTCCTAATTGAGATTTTATTAAACCTTTAGTATCAAAATACTGCCCGTAAACTGGGTCGTTATTTAATGTAGGTGCATCAAAATTACCTTTATAAACTAAAACATCTACCATGTAATCAGAAACATATTCTAATGCGTCGATTCCTTCTGGAATATTTCCTTCACCATACCACTCTCTTGCTGTAACTTCAAAGCCTGCAACATTTGCAGCTTGTTTTACAATAATCGTAATTGGATCTTGTTTAATGTTTGTAAACGTAATAGCTTTATTTGAATTTGATTCAGTATTACTAGCTGCTGCTAACACTTTCGCGTCAGACGGAGTCCAGAACTTATCTGTATCAAATACATCTGCATATTTTGTTGTTAAAAAAGATGCGTTGATTCCTTGTTCGCCACCATCAGTAATTAAAGACACCATACTTACTTGATCAGAATCTGCTAAAAGTGCTTCTTTTGCATCTGCTGTAGTTAAGTTAAGTGCTAAAATAGGACCTCTTGATAGAGTTTCTAATGCTGATCTGTGGAAAAACATTCCATCTTTTTCTAAAGACTTGTCAATACCACCGAAAACTTGTACGAATTGCTCAGTATCTTCAATGAATACTGGAGTGTTGTAAGGACCTTTTTTAGATCTACCTACAACTAATCTAATAGTTTCAGCAGGGATATTAACCGTCTGTGATTTGTCAAACTCTAAGCGATATACGCCTGAGCTCTTGAACTGTTGTAATTGAGGACTTAATGCCATAGTTGTTCTAATTTATTTTTTTTACTTTTATTATATATCCGGTTTATTCTTGTAATTTATTTAAGTAGGTCATAAATATCATATTGTAGATCTCCTTCGCTATCATTATCTTTAAATAATATACTTTCCATTTTATTATGTATCTCTAAATCTATAAAATCTAGGGCCTCTTCTACAAAATCTGCATAGTCAGTTGTATTAAAAAATTCAGTTGCAGTAATCGCAGTCATTATAACATCATCATGTCCCATTTGAGCCCCATAACTTCCATTTCTTAATGTACCAAATAGACTCGCTTCGATTACTGTTTCTTCATCTGTTATATCTATCCTATTATCTCCATACAATTTAGAGAAATTCTGACAAAATATTGCTTTATTATCAGATTTAAGTTTAATACCTGGTTTTAAAGTCCTTGCATCATGCCTATGTTTAAATCTTACAATCATCTCATCATCAAAATCATTCTTCTGTGGAAACACTGTTTTTAAATATTGAAAAAGAACAGTACCGTATGTATTATATTCCACAATCATTTTAACGTTCTCATTATAAAATATATCTACAGATAATGTATAAAGAACTTTTGCAAAATCTTCAATGACATGTTCATTACTTCTAAATCTAGCAACTTGCTTAAATTTAAAGAAGTCATACATTGCTCCGGCGTTATTAACCGCCTCTAGCTCTTTCATATTCATTGGCTGTAATTCAAAAATATTAATTACCGAAGCATCACCACCATTACCTTCTGCAATATCTACAGAAAATAACCAGAATTTTTCTGGATTTCTACATTCATCAATATCAAAATTAGCATCCCATTCTAAGAAACCCTTTACATCAATTGAAATATAATCAAACTCATCAAATTCATGATGTATATACTTCTTTGCACGCTTTCGCATTTTTTTAATAGAAATAGGATCTAATAAAAGATTAGAAGAACTTACAAATTCGTTTCCGTATTGTTTATTAAAGGCTTCAATAGAGCCTAAGTTTCCTAATTCTCTTTCATACCAAGCATCATCTCGATCTGGATGTTCCCACCAATCAATACGTTGTGCATTATAAACATTATCACCTCGTTCTGCACCTGCATATATTTGATAAAATTTGTTAAACCCATTTGGAGTGGATGTAATTGTAATTCTAGAAACATTAGATGCTGAAAGAGTTGGATAAACATTTTCATAAAAACTTTCTGCAATTGAAGGGTGAATGTGAGCAAACTCATCTAAGTATAAGTTATGGATTGTAAATCCAATACCTGATTTTGCCGTAGTTGATTGACCTATTAGTCGACAGCCATTATCACATCTTACATTCATTACATCATACTTAATAATACCAGGTTTCATAAAGTATGGTAGATTCTCAACTACAGTTTTAGCCTTATCAATAATTTCTTTTGTAGAATCTGATTTATTAGCAAGTAGTAGAGTGTTCTTATCAGTATTAAATGTTAAGTACCATGCATTAAATATAGAGGCTGTTACGGTTTTACCCATTTGACGAGAAGCAAGTACAATATTAAATCTTTCATTTTGAAAGTTTCTCAACATAGTCTTTTGATAATCTCTAAGTTTTACTTGTTGAATACCTTCATCTGTCATTACTACTGCATACTTCTCTGCAAAGTAAACGATATCGGTTGCACATCTTGCAAGCTCTGTAATCTCTTCATCTGTATATTCAAATACAATATTACCTTTACGTAAAAATTGTCTACCTTCATAAAAAGGTAACTTAATCTTAGGACGATAACCCTGGTCCATGGCAACCAATAAATCATTGATCTGCTTAGTTGACCAAACAATTCTTTCTGACATTGCATCAGACTCTCCCTTTGGAATCCATTTATTATCGCCTACGTAATCGCTCATTATTCTTTATCTTCTTCGATATCTTCTATATCCGATGTTTTAATACCTGCTTGTATTGCAGCCATTAAATCTTTTGTACCTCTTTGTATATTTTTATCATTTGAGTCTCCGCCCGCTGCTTCTATTTCTCGAGTATCATCTCTCTTCTTGTAGATCTCAATATCTCTAGCAATACGCTTTGTAGATTCCTCAGCTGCCATTAAATACATTGTCTGTGATTTAATAATATCTAACATTGATTTCTGTAAAGTTGCTAACACCTCAAACATTCTTGGTGCTAATTCTCCAGAGTCAATTGTTTCTAGTAAAGTAGTTAAGGCTCTTTCACCTGCTTGTAATTGATAAATTAAAGAAGACATTGTCATCTCATCCATCTTTTTCTTAGCAGCAATATATTCATCTTTCTCAATGATATCTGCATCAAGGTAGAATTTCATAAGGCTAGTTATAGTCTTTTGTGCTTTCTTAGTTGCACTAGATTTTAATTCTGTATAATTAACCTGCGGTACTAAATCTTTAGAAGGCTCTGATATTGGCAAATCATTTGGATCACTTTCAACATCTAGACTTTCTTCATCTCCTATTAAAAAGTCAAGCTCTTCTCTAATTTTATCAGCCTGTTCTGAAATACTTGGTTTCTTTTCGCTCATATTATTATATTATAATCTATATATCTAGAAATGCTACGGTAAAATTTAGATATTATTTACCTGCTTTGGTCGTATCTTCTTAAGTTAATTGAAGGGATAGCGTTATCTATAATATGTGCAAGTTGATTATCTCTAACAATATATTGTTGTAAAATATTCATGTGCTGTTCAGTACCAATTATCTTTTTAAATAATCTAATATTGGTAATGTCTAGATCCGCTGGCATTAATTGATATTTCTTTTCTAACATCCATCCATAAGGACTTGAAAAATTCTTGGCAGTATGATTAATTCTTTCAAATGTTTTATTCATAGTACTTGAATTTTGCCAATTACTCATAGGATCTAATTTATATGTAGATACTGTAAATGTTTTTATTCCATTGTTTAAATTAAATACAAAACCATACCATGTTTTATTATCTAGTGCAACTTCATGTGCTATCGTATGTAAATCATTGTTAATTTTAATAATTGTTTCTTCTGCATTAATACTTATTTCTAAACCTTTATTATTTTGATATCCATCAAATATAATCTGATGTGTATTTCCTACAAACTTAGGTCTAATCCAGGCTGTAAATGCTAAATTATCTTTAACGCCAAGTTGTGATTTTTTATTATAGACTAGAAGTTCTACATTTGAATCTTGAGTAGATCTAAGATCATAGTGATTTTTAGATACTAAAGTCCATCTATTTCTAATCTCTCCATCGATAATTTTCAGTCCAGTGTTAATTCTAAACCTTGTACCATCACCAACTTCTGTAAATGTAGTTTGATATTGAGTTGGCTTAGTAGTCTGTACATATTCATCTTTAATTTCTTCACCAAATATTTCATCAACACCAACTGTTAAATCTTCTAATTCTTGTTCAACTGTAGTATCTGTAATAATATTTGACGTACGCTCTTCGAACTTTTTCAAAAAGAGTTTCCAATATGTCATGTGTTCATTAAACTCATCTGCATATTGAACTGCATTTACCTCATACATTCTATTTACAAGAGGAAAATATAAATAATCTCTCATTCTAGGACTTGGTCCAATACCAAATGCATTTTTAAACTGTCCTTTAGTTAAATGAATTTCAAAATCTTCAAATCCCATTCCAAAAATATCATAACTAAATTGCGCAGTTGGCATTTCATTATCTGGAACCATTATCTTAAGTTCACCTTGCTCAACAACATTATAAAGAGAATATTCCATAAGAATCACATCTTTACTTCTCTTATCAGGTTCTACTCTAAAGTATTTTACAGTGTGTCCCCAAATGTCTGTTGATAATTCTGTAAGTTGTTCGTATGTTTTAGTTGGTTGTTTTAAATTATAAGGGTCATAAAGATTATCATCACAATCCACTATAATATTTGCACAACCATCCATTGCAATTGAATCTGTACAGTCTCCACAAAAATCAGGACATACCACTATTGTACCAGCATCAGTTTCAAGTGTAAATGAATTTGAAAGTAAGCTTATTGTATTTGCATCACCCAATGCAGTAACACTTAATTTTAATCTGATCCAAAGTGGTTTATTAGGATCAAATTCAAGTGCTAATAAACTTGGGCCTAATGGTAAGAATTCACTCATCTGCCCACCAGAACTACCCTCTGGTTCTTGAGACCAACTATATTCATAGCTAAATTGATTATTACTATCTGGTAATAAATAAAACGAAAGGCCAGATGCTGTAAAGACTGGCGCTTCGGTTAATGTAAATGTAGTAGCATCAATTATTTCATGTACTTGATATTTAACATTACCTACGATAAATTCCTGACCAGCAATTAATGGCAATTGCGGAACTCCAGTATAAGTTACTGTTGTGATTGCATCAATAAAATTAAGTTTGCCATAAGTATTTGGAGTAGTTACACCAGCAATAATATCCCAACCGAGTATTTTTTTAACACTGGTATATGGTTCTATCATTGTACTGTAGAAAACATCTCCTATTTGATTTGCTGTGTAATTAGTTACCATTTAATATACTGGCATAACGCCTATGTTTTGTTTATATATCCGATTTAATATCAGTGATTAAAAGCACCTCAGGATTATCTGGCTCGAATGCTTCTAATTTTAAAATAATAGGATTTAATAAGGACATAACATCTGTTGAATTATGCTCAGATATGTATAAATCTAAAGATTGTAATAAGTTATGTAATCTAAAAACTTTAAAGTACTCACCATCTTTTAGAATTCCGCCATGGATTAAAAGTCTATTAACACTATCTAGTTCACTCTCTCTAAAAACATTAAAAAGTTTTATTGTACCTCTTAATGTTTTAATGCTAAATTTAATTGTTTTAATTTCATCAATTTCTGTAAGTCTATTATAGTTAGCGTTTTTATTAAGAGTTATCTTAACCCAACTTAAATTAGACATTGTTTTAAAAATATGATTTATAAAATAGACTGAGGTTGCCTCTTTGTGTATTGTACCTTCACCAAGTGCTGCTATTTTATTTAAATCATAAGTAAACCTACTATTTATAATAGTCTTTAAAGAATCTGCTCTAACAAGTATTGAATCTTCAGAAAGGATCTTATGTCCTGAGTTTCTTTTTACCAAACCCCATATTTTTAAGTCTACAGAATTATATTTATAAAGTGTAATATCTACTACTTCTGTAAATCTATCAGTTTCTTGAGTATACATCTATTTGGGTCTCGATTTTTTGCAAATCAGCATATAAATCTTCTTTTGCAAATGTTTTTAATTCATTAAATTCTCGCATGCCTATTTCATTCTTTTTTAAAAATAGATCTACTGCCTTTTCACTTGGAATATATTTATCCGCCTTTTTGGCGGCGGCAGACTTTTTAGTCTTAGTATACCACCAACCTGGGACTGATTTAAAACGCTGAGCAACCAGACCCCAGCTCTCAACAACATTTGCACCACTAATTCCATTTAGATTAAATAGATTTGAATTAGTAGGATATTTAATAGCAAAGAAGCGATTAATCATAAAGTGATGTCGCTTCTTTGTATGGTTTTTTATATTCTCGAATTGAGAACGCTTTGTAAACATTATTTTTACAAAGTCAAATAACTTAGTATCATCTAGCATATTACTTATATGTTCTTAAAGAGTAAAGTTTACCCTATTAAAGTGTTAAATGCATGTTGATATGCATCTACTTTTGAAAAATTATGAAGAGCTTCAATTTTGTTTGCAAGATCTATAACTTCTGGTTTTAGATTATGTGCATTTGCTTCTGCTAATATTTCTTCTATTTGAATATAATCAGTTAGTGTCATATTAGAACAACTTTTTAGTTGGATCTTTCTTTATGTTCTTAGTTTTCTTACCTACTAATTTCATAGGCTTAACCTTTTCTTCTTTTGGAATATCCATGCCAGCAAACGGATCTGGAGCATAACTTGATTTACCTTCTAGCCAACCAGTACCTTCTAGTATTTTTTCCATGTCCTGTACAACTTCAATGCTATCTAAGGCACCTTCCCAATCTTTTTCTATAGCACTATAGATTGCACGTTGAATTGAATCTGGTATAGTTCTATTATGTAATAACATTAGTGCAATATTATTAGTAAGGTTGTTTTTAATAAGGTTTGTAGAAGTACGACCAATAACTCGGTATATTATATCAACTAATCTGTCTTTTTGTTCTTCTGAAAACAAGTAGTCAATCTTAAAGGTTTCACCCTCTTTAATAAACTGCTCATATATTTTAGTTGCAAGCTTATCTGTAATTGAATAGCTACGCAATTTACCGCCTTTCATTTCTTTTTGCCATGTAACAACAGAAGGAATATTATCGGATTTGTCACCTGTAAGAATCTTAATAAAGATAAACTTTTCACAATCAACTTCTGTAGTTTCTATCTTATTAGCAATAGTCCAGTCTAGTATTTGTTTTTGATAACGATCTCGCATCATGTGTTGACCGCCCATATTAAATAGCATATCATCTTCTGACATATCTGCAGCTGCCGATTCTATCATATCTTGCATAAAACCTTCATAAGCATATAATGACTTTTTAGTATTGTAATACCAAATCGTATGAGCGTCATTAGCTTTTGAATAGTTTACTAATTGGATAAGGTCTCTATCACCTGTCCAAACTAGACAAGATTTACCACGATTATTTAGCATAGTTGACCAACCGAATAGAACATCATCCGCTTCTGCACCTTGTATTTGGTGTACAACTACACCTTTAGTTGCAAGTATTTCTTGCCATGCTTCATAGACTTCATATACTGCTGACCATTCAACATTACTATTTGGTTTACGAGTGCCTTTATAGCCGGCATCCGGATATAAGTCCTTACGCCAAGACTTTGAATCTACTGTAAGAACTACGTCATCTACAAAACCACCAAGCTTACGCATCTCTGATGCAAAGTCAATTGATAGCTTGCGCATAAATTGTTTCTTTTGTTTATCATCACCCAACAGCTTGCCTGTTTTAGGTTTTGGTAAAACAAATAATCTGCTAAAAACAAAATAGTTTCCGTCGATTAATAATGTGTGTTTTCCCACTTTCATTTTTATTCTTATTAAGAAAGGCTCTGCCTTTATGTTACAGTACTAATATAAACAAAATAATTGACATAAAAAAATCTAGAGGCAATTATTTTGCAAAAACTTTAGGAGTTAATAATACTTTGTATCTCATATACACAACTTAACATTGTTATTACCGGATCGATTACGTGTACTCTCTGAGCTTGATGTTTTGCTACAGTAACAATAATCTGTGGTATAAATTTAATATAAGCAGATTTCTCCTGTTGTATATATTCTACAAACTCTTCGCCTAATGTTTGTAAGATATCATCTACTTTATTTGCATAATTACTTACTAGTAATTGATAATTTTTTGCTGGGTCTGTTTCGTTAAATACTAATTCAAATACATCTTTATAGACAGAGTTAAATTTCTTAACATCTTCTACTGTAATATTAGTATTGCCCTGAGTTTTATAACCCTGTAATTTATTAAGAGTACTTCTTAAGTCTGGAAAGTTTCTACGTACAAATTCTACCAAAGCTGGTTTCTCAATTGTCATACCTTCTTTACCACAGATCTCATAAACTCTTTTAATATATTTCTTAGTTAGCTCAGTCTCTTCGTCTTTATCAAAGTCAAAATTAATAACTTCAAATCTACTAAGTATTGGATCTGGTAATTTATTAATATAATTACAGGTTGCAATAAATCTAGAATTAGATGCAAATTGCTCCATAGTAGCACGAAGTGCTTTAAAGAACTGATCTGATACACCATCTACCTCATCAAGAATAACCACCTTAAACATACCAGCTTTATCAATGATTGAAACTGTAGAACAGAAGTCTATAATCTTAGTTCTAATTACATCAACTGACGTGTCTGTGGACGCGTTAATATAAAGATAAGGTAATTCAAATTGATTTACTATGGCTTTTGCACAAGAAGTCTTACCAGTACCTGGCGAACCTGCAAATAACATATTTTGTACTAGTCCATCATTGAACTTATTCATAACACGCCCAGGAAGAATTAGTTCTTCTAAATTCTTTGGACGATATTTCTCTGTAAAGAGTTGATTTATTGATTGCATATACTACTTATTTTGTAGATTATATGGAATAGTCATCTAAAGTTTCACGAATAAATACTATATGGCAAAATCATATTTTAATATAGAAATTAAACGCACCAGTGGATCTTATCCAAAAAACCGCTATGGAATCATTCTTAAGCCGCTGATGAAGTTATATAGAAAATTCCTAGTAGAACATCGCCATATAAAAGAATGGTCTCAGGACGATCGTTTCGTACATTGTGTTCTACGAATGCAGAGGCCTGCTGTTAAAAACAGTAGCATGTTAAAAACTTATTTTGATTGGGAAAGCCTTACACCAGTATCTAAGGTACAATTACATCAAAATTATAACGAAGTAGATTGGGTTTGTGCAATTAGTTTAAAACCAATAAGAGCTAAGTTTATGAACTTTGATCCTAAGAACTTTTTACACCCGGAATACTATGATGTTTTAGAGGCTCCAATGATTGATAGTAGAATACTTAAATCTTCTGTTGAGTTTCGCCATAAATGTAAAAAACTCCTACTCGAAGAACGAGAGGAGTTTCTTAAACTTGCTAAAAAGAACGCTAAACGCTCTCTTTAATCTTACATTAATTTTGAGAATTTTTGTGCTATAGTTAATCCTTCATCTAACTTAATAGTTTTAGGTAACTCTTCTTTTGCTTCTTCTACAAATTCTTCAGCGTTTTCTTCATCTTCCTTAGAAACATCTTCTACTGGATATTCTTCGTCGCCTACTTTAAATGTTTTCTCACCTTTTGCAATTGCTTCTGCTCTTGCAGCTCCGAATTCATTTCCTTCTTCGATTTCTACTGATTCAAATTGTAAAGAATCAATTCTGATATTCATTGAAGCCATTTCCATTGGGTCTGTACCATCTTCGTAGTCCACTGTTGCAAATAGTTCACCCATTTCTATGATTTTAAATCTTCCAGGGAATCTAACATTCTCACCGTAAACTGTTTCACCTTTCTCAACAGCTTTCATAGCTTTCTTTAATTTAGGGTGTAAACCTTCGTTTACGTCTTCAGTTTCTACTGATTCAAATTGTAATTTATCAATAGCAATGTTCATTGCAGCCATATCAAATGCGTCTGTACCGTCTTCATAGTCTACAGTAGCCATATTACCTGCTTTGTTAAAAGATAAAATCTTAAATCTTCCAGGGAATCTAATGTTTTCACCATAAACTGTTTCGCCTTTTTCGACAGCCTTTATAGCTTTCTTAATTTTAGGGCTAATACCTTCGTTTACGTCTTCGATTTCTACTGATTCAAATTGTAATTTATCAATAGCAATGTTCAGTGAATCCATGTACATTTGGCCTGTACCATCTTCGTAGTCTACTTTTGAGTTTATATCTCCAAGTTCTACGATTTTAAATCTTCCAGGAAATCTAACGTTTTCTGCGTAAACAGTTTCACCTTGTTCGATAGCCTTTTTAGCTTTCTTTAATTCCTTTTTTTGCTTTTTAAGATATGCGTCGAAGTTAGGGTGATTTTCATTTACTTCTAAAGATTCATTAGACTGTTCTTTACCAAAATAGAATTCTTCTCCTTCATCTTCTCCTTCAGCGTTTTTAGCTCTAAATGGACCTTGCTTTTCTATCCATTTGTCTTTGCCCTGTATTGTGTTACCATCTGCATCAGTTTTCTCTGGGTGTTTATCATCTTGTGTGCCCGCAGGAATCTTTTTAAGAGTACCATAGGTTTCTTCGCCGATAGCTTCTTTAGCTACATCTTCAACAGATTTAGCCTCACCGGTAGGAGTATTTTCAAGATCTTTAATAGCTTGGTCAACACCATTTTCTACTTCTATTGCCTTTTTAATTGGACTAAATTCTTCTGCTGAAATAAATCCTTCTTCACCACCCCATTTAGGTATTAATGCTCCAAGCTTATAACCACCATCTACTTCTTGTGCAGCATCAGCGTCTCCACCTGCTAGTGTAATTAATGATTTAGTTGTTACCTTAGGTGCAGCAGCAACTTTATCATGTAATGCTTTTTTAGCTTTCCATTCTTCTCCGGATGCTTTTTTAACTGCAGCGGATAATTTTTTAGCAGTTTCTAAGTTCTTTTTAGCTTCTTCCTTATCTTCATCACCCTTTGCTTTTGTGAATAAGTTTAAAATTTCAGTTTCTATTAAAAAGCTAAGAGTTTGATCAATTCCTAAACTCTCTCCAAGATTATACTGAGGAACTGCAGAAGTAATTTCCGCTTCTACTTTGCTAACCTCGGTTCTAGCTTTAGTAAATGCCTCAATTTCTGCCATAAATGGCTGCATACCTTTTAGTTCTGCTATTTCATCCGCAGATACATCCTTACCGGCCGCGATTTTGTCATCAATAGCTTTTCTATCTGCTGCAAGTTCTTCTAATTCAGTTTTGGCCGCTATTGCTCTCTCCTTTTCCCCCTTTTTAATTAACAGTTCAGCTTTAGACTTTAGTCCTGCTTGTTTTACATCAGAAGTAACTTGAGCTTTCTCTGCAGCTAAAAGTTCTTTTAACTTACCTATTACTTGACCCTCAACTTTAGAGTATTTAGTATTGAATGCTGTAAGTACATCGTCAGCCTTTGCCTTTGTCTTTTCTTTATATGCGGTAATTTTATCTTCTTGAGCACTTAATTTATCTATCTCCTTAGTTATTTTTTCTTTTTGCGGACCTTTGGCTTTTTCTTTCGCAAGTTTCAGCTTGAGCTTAGTTTTAAGTAACCCTTCAGTCTTACTAGCTATTCTGCCGTCAAGAATATTTTGGTCCGCGTCTGTTGCTAATTTCTCAAATTCACCTAACATGCTTTTTGCTCTACCATACATAGCAGTAGACATAATTTGTTTTATTAGGTCATCAAAACTTTCGTTTAGTGTAACATTACCTTCAGACATTTGAGCTGATAGGGTTTCTAGATTAGTTAGGATAGCATCAACATCAGCAATAACTTCAGTTCTAATAGCCTCTCCAGTTTTAGTTTCTGTTTTAACCTCAGCCTTGACCTCAGTATTTACTTTAGCGTTAGATTGAGCATCAAAATCCTCAAGTAACATTAATTTTTTACGTAGTTTCATATTGTTTACTTTTTTGTTTAATGTAAGTATTATTAGATTATATATCCCCTTAATTTTTTGTTTTCTACAAAATAAAAAAAGGCCTTCCAAACGGAAGGCCTTCTTATAAAATATATTCTAATTGTTAGAGTATAACTTCATCTAATTAAAGATTAAAGTGCTACGCCACCAACAAAGAATTTTTGGTATTGAGTTTCAGGATGGAATCCAGCCTCAACTAGAGCGTATCTAGATTTAACAGCTACTTTAGGAGCCATAGTTCCTTCAGCAATTGCTTGTACTGATTCAGCCATTAAGTAAGGCATGAATACTAATCCAGCACCGTTACCGTCACCTTTTCTACCAACTAATACTTCGTGAGCAAGTGTGTCAGCAGTAAAATCAGAATTTGCAGCTAAAACAGTTTCACCATCAAATGGTTGATTTGGATCAGTGTAAACATTTACACCTGCAACAGAACCTACTGGGTAGATTGCTCCTGCAACTTGGTTAAATGTGTTAGCCATTGGGTTTGGTACGAAACCAGCAACTGCTTGTAAAGCTGAAGCAACTTTTGCATCAACTACAGCGAAGTTACCAGCACCTCTACGTCCTCTGTTTGCGATTAAGTTCGCAGCAGCAAGAATGTGAGTAAGGATTCTTCTGTTTACATCACCGTAAGTGTTTCCACCTACTGAGTAATCTAATGTGAAGTCAGTAATTCCACCTTCAGCGATAGCTCTCATTTTACCTAAAATGTGAGTGTTAATAGACTGAGTTAATTCGTTAGTTAAAACTGCTTCTACTTGAGCAACAGCATCTACACCGAATTGTTTTAAATCTTGTACTTGTTCTCTAGTAACTGCAGCAGCAACTTGGAAAGTTTCAGCAGCAACACTTTTAGAGAATAAAGAAAGACCCATTACTTTGTCAGCAGTTCTTTCACCATCTTCTCTTGTCATTGGTTCGTAACTAGCTTTACCATTAGATACACCAGCACCTGAGAATCCAGGAACGTGATCTTCTAATGCAGTAACTAATGCAACGTTAGAGTAACCAGCAGCTACTAAATCTAACTTTACGTTAGCAGCTACTAATGTACCTACTTTGAAAATTGCGTCTCCGTCAATTCTAGATTCACCAACATATTCGTGTGCACCGTTTCCAGCACCTGCAACGATATCTTCTAAATCACCTGTAGCCTTAACATAAGTTGGAGCTGTTCCACCTAATTCAAGAGTTCCACCTTCGTATACGAAATCAAGGTAAGATAATAATCCCATTGGGCCAGCCATTGGAATTACTGGTACTAAGTCTAAACCGATAGTTTGAGCAGCAACTTGCATTGCTAAAGGTAAAAGTGTTGGAGCTTTGTCTCCAGAACCGTTACCACCTGCACCGTTACCGTTTGCACCAGCTCCGTTAGAGATTGCGCTAGGGAATGATACAGCACCCATACCAGCCAAGTTCATTGGACCAGGGTTGTTTGAGAGCGTCATGATGTTCGCGTCCTCATAAAGTTTATGGTTGTGACAGTAAGTCGACATCCATGCTAATTTGCTAGATTCATTGATACCTGTAGCTTCCGAAATGATCGGTGCCCATGTACTTCTGATCTCAGCTTCGTTTAATAAATTTGCCATTTTTAATGATCGTTTTTTTTGTTGTTTATATTCGACATTTATTGGGCTTTCTGCTTCTGTCACCCTTATCGTCGATGTTTTGTTTGTTAATTATATATCTATAAATTATTTGTTAAATCTTTTCTTGAATGCATCTGCATAATTTGATACATCATATAGAGTATCATCTTTAGCTTCAACTTCTTTAGATTCACTAACCATTGCTACTTTCTCCATTTTAACCGGAGCTTCTCTTAAATCTCTAGTTTGCCAGAAATTAGCAACTTGATATTCAGTATTTAAACTATGGTATTTAGATTGTGCTACAATTTGATTCTGCTTAGCTTCTGATAAGTTTGCCCATGCTTCAGCATATTCTGTTGGCATTGCGCTAATGAATAAAGGTTGTTGACCTGCACTTTCTACAATTAGTTGTGCGTTATTCATTAATGATACTATTTCAGATTCTGTCATGAAACCTCTCTTAGAAACAGTATTTCTAACATCAGTCTTAGCAGATTCAGTTAATTCATTATATTTTTCTCTTGTTGTAGAAGATACAACTTTAAAGAATGATGGATTCTCATTCTCTTTTTTAGTTGCAGTTTCAACTAAAGCGTCTAATTTAGAAGAGATTTCATTTTTGTAAGCCTCTAAAGGATCTAATGCTCCTTCTTCGCCTTCAGCTTCTTCATCACCTTCGCCAGCTTCAACTTCTTTAGTTTCATCTTCGATTTCAGAATCAGATGTTTCTGTTTCGTCTTCAAGTTCTTCAGCTTCAGTAGAATCTCCAGTTTCCTCTTCAACATCACCTTCTGGTGCATTATCTCCAATTTCTTCTAGTTCTTCTTCGTCTTTAGTTACAACTTCTTCACCTTCAATTCCGTTTTCTTCACCTTCAACATCACCTTCTTCTGAATTATCACCGATGTTTTCGATTTCTTCTTTATCTTCAGCTTCGTCTTTTCCCTTTGCCGGATCTTCTTCTTCAGTAACCTCTTCAGCAACTTCTTCAGCAACTTCTTTGGCAACTTCTTCGCCTTCAACTTTATCAGCTGCTTCTACCTCTTCTTCTTTAGCTTCTTCAGCTTCAGCGTTAATTTCAACTTCTTCTTCTACTTCTTCCTCTTCAACTGTCTCGTTTAAAGCTTCAGCAATATATTCAGTGTATTCTGAAACTGACTGTAAATTTTCTTTTAAGTATTCAACATAAGCAACTAAGTTTTCTTTAGATTCAACGCCATCATTATGTGCTTCTGCTAAATAGTTAGCAAAATCTTTTACTTTAGAAACTGCTTCAGATACGTGTTCAGTATAAGAAATGCTTTCATCTAATTTAACAGCAACATGCTCTGAATACTGAATGTTTTGATCAGTTTTTTCAGCAATATGCTCTGAGTACTGAATGTTTTGATCTAATTTTTCGGCTAACATTTCTACATATTCTGTTAATGTATTAACATTATCAACAATATGATTATTATGTGCCTTTACGTTGTTAATATCGGTTGCTTCTGTTTCTCCATTTGCACCGATTGATTCTTTAAGTGACTTGATTTCATTTGCAAGGTACTCAGAGTACTTATTGAAATCTTCAGCCTTTACAAAGTCTGCCATGTTTTTGTTTTCTTTTATTTGTATGTTTGTGTTTTGATTTTCAATATTTTCAACTAAAGTTGGAGCGTCTTTGTGCATTTCATAAATAAAAAGACTATCATCATTAGAATAACCGTATGATTCATTAACTCTAGTTAGCTCTGCATTTTCAAATCCAGGATCTGCAACTAAATCATAAGTAAATAATTGCTTAATTTTAACCTTACCATTAGATTCTACCGCACCTGCAGCTCTAGAAGAAATCTGTAAAGGTACTCCAGCATCTACAAGAGCTTTAGCCTGACGACCAGCATCTGTATCTAATAATCTGATTTTACCTCTTACTTCTTTAGATTCTTTATCATAGAATAATTCTTCTACAACGTGAGATACATTCTTTAAAGATGTATCAAATTGTGTCGGGTGGTCTAATTCTCCTAAAAGCTTAGAAGACTGAATTTTAGCTTGTAGAGCCTCAATCTGAGGAACATATTCGCTCTCAGTATAGATTCTATTGTTTCTGTTTTTTTGATCTATTTGACCAAAAACACCTTCTAAAACATAGTCTTTGTTTTCAGAAGCCACCGCCGTTAATGCAGATGTTGACTTCTCAACAATCAGCAAATTATGCTTATTTTTCATATTTGGTGTTTTTCTTATTTTTAATATATATCATCATTTATTATCGAAATATCATGGTATTATATCCCGGCTAGCGGGTCGTCCTCTTCTCCCTCTCCTTCAGCGTCGCCTTCTTCCTCTTTTTCCTTCTCAGCTTCTTCCGTTTTATAATCATTATACATCTTTACAAGTTGGTCAATTTCACCCTCTGCAAATGCACCTTCGCCATACTCATCATAGAAATATTGCTTGAATTCTTTCTCAGTAGACTTAGCTAAAATACTTCCTAGAATCTCTGCTGATTTAATGCTTTTACCAGAATCCAGTTTTACGTCATCAATATAAAGATCAGATTCTTCTCCGGCCTTTAAAGCGTCTTCTTGTACTCTAGTTGAGATAAAATCCTCAAATGTTTTTAAATTTTTCATATTTTATATATCTTTTTCAATTATTTAATATTAAAAGCCCATTCCGTCGTCTTCCTCTTCTGGCTCTTCAGCCTCTTCTTTTGACTTTTTAGATTTAGCAGCCTCATTAGCTCTAATCTCATCATCAGAAAGTTTTAAGTACTTTTTAACTAAATACTCTTGATCGAAATAGTATTCTTCTTCCATAGTCTCTTGGTTAGTTGTCATTAGAGAGTCTCTCATATTACCAATAAACTCTAATCTCATTCCCATGATTTCCATGTTCTTCATTTCAGCAAATACATTCTCTTCATTAAATCTAAGTGCTACTTGAGTTTTAAATTGAGGATCGTTAGTGAACTCTGGATATTTAAGACACATTTGTATAAATAGAGGCTTAACAAGAATTTCTTGGAATGTAGATCTTAAACGCTTGATAAACTTACCAAACTTAATCTCATCTCTAATCATACCATCTGCTGCTAAGTTAAAATCTCCACCACCATCTTCATATAAGAATCTTGAGTAAGGAATTTTAGAAACATGTTTTAATTTATCTGAGAAATATTTAAGTGCTTCAGTGTCATTTAATTCTGGACCTTCACCACCAATAGTTTCAATCTCTGGAGATTCTCCCTCTTTACTTGGTAACCAATATTCTTTACTAAATTGTAGCATTGGCTTACCATCAGTTGAAAGTGAAGCTGATTCCCAATCAAAGTCAACAGTCTCTTTATATGAATTCATTAATTGTGCAAGTGATTGTCTTGCTCTTGTTTTAGATTTACCACCAACCGGGATAATAAACTTCATTCTGAATGAAGCATTTGTTACAGCCCAGATTACTCTGGTATGTTCCATGATTCTTAACAAGTTAAATGCTCTTACTAATCTCTCAACATAACTAACTCTACTTGCAGTTGTTATAGAAGAATAAGAAATATAAATTACTTGTGAGTCATAAAGTTTTCTTTCTCGAACTGGATCGTCTTTATATTGTACCCAAACTTTCTTACCATCATCATGATTATAACCTGGTATAATTGTTGTTGGATCTAATTCTTTAAATCCAATAATCTCTTTTTGATCTGGTGAGTAAATAATCTCAAACGAAAGATAACCATCTACTAAGAATTTTCTATAATAGTACCAAGCTGATTGATCTGTATTAAATCCAAAGTAGTGATAGATTTGTCTAAAGTATTTGTTAAGGTCTTTTTCAACCTGCTCAGATATATCTAGACCTAAAATTTCAGGTTGACAGAAGAAGTTTTTTTCATCATATACAATAGTCTCATCACAAAGTATATCTAATATATCTTCAACCTCATCATTTTGTGAAAACTTTCTAAGCTCATCTCTTTTGCTAGTATATTCATTATCAAAAAACGGAATATTCTTTTTAAGATTAATGTCGGTCATTGACATGGCTGCAAATGCTCCATAGATGTCATCATTGTCTAAACCAAGCGGATTAATTTGGCCATAGCCTATTTCTGCTTCCATTGGTCCAATAGCCTGTGACTGTCTTAAAACGAGGTCATCGTATCTCATACCAAATGACGAGAGAGTCTTTAAAGCATTGGAAATGCTAAAAGGCCTGCTGTTAGTACTTAACGGTCCGTTTCTATTTTCTGTGAATCCTGCCATAATATCTTATTATTCTATTCTAATTATATATCTTTATTCTTTAAGTAGTTACTAAACTGCTGTCTAAGCTCGTTAACTGTGATGCCTTCTAACTCTAAAAAGTCACACATTGCTATTTGAGCCCAGTTTTCATAAGAGACTACTTTTTGATTTTGTTTAAGGTTTGGAATATATTGTCTGATTGCAAAACCTAGGCCAAAATCATCTAAAAACTTTTTAGCTCCTTTATAATCTAATTTTATTGGAGCTTGTGTTTTTGCATTATACATTTTATTACCAGATGAAGCTGATTTAATTAAACCTTTCATTCTTTCATAAATTAAATCTAATAAATCTTCTTTAACATCAACTGGTAATAGGTTTAAATTAATACCACAATCATTTCCAGCATCTGTTGGATCTAATGCTAACACTACTGGGTTTTTATCCCACCATGGTAGTGTTGCAATATGTTTAGGTTTATCATATCTAAATACATAGATCATACCTGGTTTAAATGGATCTCTAGTAAATGCAACAGAATTATCGCGCATTGCTATAGATGCTTTTTCAAACCACAATCTAGACTTAAGCATAGCCTTCGTCTTACTGCGATTTTCTTTAATTAACTCCTTTATGTCGTTTTTAATTTTACCCATTTATTTTAATGTCTTCTCTGTTAAGACTATAAACCTCCAACCTCTATTTTCTGCCCATGCTTTAGCATATACATATTTATCACGATTTTTTATAAACTGCTCTGCCAAAAACTTATATGACTTAAGTGCCTTTTGTGATTTTTTAGTAGGAGGGCTTGGTTTTTTAATTTGCGCCTCTGGTTTTATTTCTACTAAAAATTCTTCAAAGCCTTCTTCAGTTTTTGTCTTCATATAAAAATCAGGATAGTATTTATGTTCTCTTTTATCAAATGACCATATATACTTAATCTCTACAGGCTCACTAGACCACTTTACTACATTATCTTTATTATCACACATTATCATAAACTTGCGTTCCCACGAGGATCTATATATGATTGGTGTAGGTCCAATATACTTTTCTGGATTTTTTGGATTGTAATAACCTTGTATAAATCCTGAATTTTGACTAGGCTGTAGATTTTTTATTGACATTTAAATGTTAAACATTCCACCGTCGCTATCTGATCCAGATGTATTAACTCTATCAATAGACATTGTGTTTTTATATTTTACTGGGTGTATCTTATTCCAACCTTTAGCATATCCTCTTTTTGCAATCTCTGTAAAATAGGCAAATGCATTAGGGTATTTAGGATTGAAATTTCTCCAGTATTTTAATAGATCTAATAATGCAAACTGAAGGCAATCATTACGATCATCTCCACTCACATAAGTCAATTTATTTATTGTTCGTTCTGCAAGTAATATAAACATTTTTTCTGCAGTTGGAGTTAGTTTATCTAACTCTTTAGACTTTACAATCTCATTATAAAGGTCTTTGTTATTTAAATAATTCTTTTTTCTAGGCACGTTATCTTTAGTTTGTTTACTATTATATGCAAAAAAACCCACTTGTTTCCAAGTGGGTTTTAAACCATTATTTTAAATACTACTTATGCAAGTTCTTCAGCAGGTAATACTATTTTAAATTTTTCAATTCTCATTGGTTCGTCTCCAGCGAATACTGTTAAAATATCATCCTTTGCAGCTGATGTATATTCTAGTGCATCAACCTTAACTTCAGCATCTTGATTAAGTCCTTCAGTTTTAGATTTAATAGTAGCTGTAACATAACCATCACTTCTATTTAAAACAGATTCTGATTGTAGACTATTTATTTCTTCTTGGATTCTATCGATTTCAGAATTTAATAAAGTATCTGCAGCTTTGATTTCTGGAATATTTCTATCTGCTTCATCTAGCCTTCCTTTTTGATCTTTTAAAAATGCAATCATCTCAAACATTGTTTGAATTTTAGCATTCTTTTCAGCTCGCCTCTCTTTAAACGATTCAAGAATATCTTCAACCATAAATGTAATATCGGAACCCGTTTCTTCTGCAACATATTCAATTGCAGCATCTGCTAACATTTTTTGAAACTTAACAATTTGTGTAGTCTCGTTAATTCTGCAAACAAAAATATTATTATCTGCTCTCATTGTTAACATTTTTACATTCTTGTCAATAGACTCTGTAATAAATTCTAAAACTTTATAGCTTTCAAAGTTTTTACCTGCAAAACTAAAAGTTTCAAAAAGAGATTTATCTTCATATCTAATTTGGCCTGCAGCAAATACATGCTCGGTAACATTTTCTGAAAGGATCTCAGTAGCATTAGCAAAGAATTTATTCTCATTAGCATCATATTTAAAATGTATTGCTAATGGACCTCTTTTAATTTCTTGTATACTAGATTCTACTAATTTTATTTCTTTTTTAAGTTCAGTTACTGCCTTATTAGCACCACTTTTACTTTGTGTTGATTTAGATTCATTTAAGAACTCTAATTTATTAGTTAATTCTAACAACATATCATAGTTAGAAGTTGCATTTTCATTTATTTTACTAACTTTAGATTTAGAATTAAAATCATAATAGAACTCAATTCCACTTTCATTAATAGTAAAAAGGTTTAATGCATTGACTAGTGTTTTAAATTCATTAGAAGTATTATTAAAACCTTCTACGACATTTCCAGTCATTTTAAAATCTTGCCCAGACGCATGAAAAACAAAACCGTGGTTATGTTTTAATACTGGTGAGATTATGTTTTTATTTAGTTTTGCCATCTTAATTAAGATTTTTTATTTTTTTATATATCTTGTTTTTTATTCATTAAATGGAAGTTCTCTACCGGTAACGTTATAATCATCGCCAAGTAATGTTTTATCATCCTCTGTCGTACCCGGTTTATTTACCTTAGAATTACCCATAGTAAATATTCTATTATCATTAGGTCTTCTTCTGCTAGTTCTAATTAAACTAACGCTTTCTTCATATAATCCTGGTAGATCTTCTTCAGTTGGTGTATAATTTGTTGCAGTTTGAACCCATGTATCTTCGCCATCCCATTGCCAAACACTTCCATCAGCATCATAATATAAATTACCAGTTCCGGGTGATGTTGGTTCTTCACCAGATCCCGGGTCTGTGTCAGGGATTACTATACCTGAAATATATTTATTTGGATCACCATAATTAGAAGTGATTGCACTATTATCGCTATAGTCTCTTCTAATAAACTTAGTATAAATATCTTCTTCAAAATCAAATGAAGGTATAAATGAATTTATTTCTAAGCTAAAAGTTACTTTATGATTTTGTTTGTCATCAAATCCATATTCTACAGGTCTTTCTTGTGTATAATCTTCTGGCATCATATACTCAGAAGAGATTCTATATGTACCCTCGTCTAAGTGTCCAGCATCTACATTATAGAAATTAGCCTTATACATTTTTTTAATAATAGCCTCAGTAACCTTAAACATATCTAATTGACTAGATAGTATAATTTCAATATCAACACCTAGATTAACTGGAATCATTTCAAACTCTGCCACAAAACCTTTAAATTCACCATTTGGTGTAATCATATTATATTGACCTAAGTTTCTTTTATTAACTAACTTAGATGGATCTATTGCAATACTAGTTAGATTAACAATACCTCTTGGTACTCTATCATAGTTACCATCTGCCTTTATTGGATCCGGATCACAATTTTCACCATTTAATGTGCTAAATAAAAAATTGTCTCTCATAAAGTTTTCATCGCCAGCAATTGCATAATAAAATGGGACGTCTACTATTACCCTTTCATCCTGGTTAATCTGTCTCCAAAAACTTAGTTTTGAATTTAGATCAGCTAGAAGGCCAACAACAACATGTCTTACAACACTATCGTCTTTATTAAATTTAAGATTATAACTTGCCATTCTTTAGAAGTCCTTGTTTTTTATATATATCATAGAACATATTACTCTATATTTTCAATACTGAATTTAGAGAAACCATTCTCACGATATATTTGTATTTTCTTATCAAAAATCTCATGCGGTAGTACCGTATGATTAATTACAAATGTATTTATCTTGTTTTCTTTGATAACTTGATTTAATATCTTTAATATATTGTAAACGCCATCGTGATCTACTGAAGATAAGAGCTCATCTAAAAATAAAAGATTAAGTTGTGGAAATCTTAACTTTAGTATTTTAATAATTGCAATGATAATAATAAAATCTGCTTTCTTACGTTCACCAGTAGAAAGAGTAAGTGGATTAATATCTTCACCTAAGTGATTAATAATACAGTCAAACTTTTCATCAAATCTAATATGGAATTGTAAATGCATCGTTGAGGCCATGGCAGCAATATTAGCATTAAGTCCTGGTAGAATAGTTTTAACTGCAAGATTCTTAACTCCATCTTCACCTAATACTTGTTCTACAATTTCCATAAAATTATAATCAGCATTTAGATTATCCTTCTCATTTGATTTAGTAGATTCTTTATCTTCAAACTCTGTAATTAAAGTTTTTAAGTGGTCAAAGTTTTTATCATCAGGTGTATTTTTAAGTTTTAATAGTTCTGCCTTTAATTGGCCCATATTAATCTTATGCTCTCTGATTTGTCCCTCTAATTCTAGTTTTGATTCTCTTGCATCAGTTACTTTTTCTGATAAAGCATCCATCTCAACTTTAAATGATTTAATACTATCCATGTTAGTTTTAATATTTTCTTCAAACTCACACTTTTGATTTGTATGCCATTCTGAATCCAGTTTAGTTTCACATGTTGGACAGTGACCACTTTCATATAGAGCTAACTTTTTCTTTAAGTAATCTATTTCTCTTTTAATATCTTTAGCATCAGAATGTTTATCATTATATTGTGAATTAAATTTATTCATCTCACCCTCATGGCTCTTTCTTTCTACATCTAACTTTTCAACAGTACTCTTTAATGATAATAAACCCTCTTTTAATTCTTCGATCTTAGATTTATTAGCTGTATTAGATTCTTCTAAGAGTGTATTTAGTTTACCGCGAACTGATTTAATAGATTCTAAAAGCTGGCTAAGTTCAGATTCATAAGTGTCAATATCCATTTTGACTTGCTTGCGCTCTTCTTTGATTTGCTTTTGCATATCATTAAGAATAGAGAACCCAAACATCCTATCAATAATTTGTCTTTTATCACTATTGTTCATAGTTAAAAAAGATTTAAAATCATTAATTGACAGAATAATAATATTTTTAAATACATGGTATGGAATTCCAAAAACCTCTTCTTCTAAATAGTCTTGTACCGATTTTTTACCAGCCTTATCAAATTCAATACCATTAATCATAACAGAAAACTTATTTGGCATAAGTCCTCTTTCAATATCGATTTTCATAGTACCACATTGAATACCTATTTTTACAAGTAGATCTTTATTAATCCTATTCGGCAGGTCAGAAAGCTTTACACCTTCTACCTTTCCATATAACCCATAAATAATTGCATTTGCAATAGTGGTTTTACCATCACCATTCTTACCTAATGTTAAAAACAACTCGGATTGATCTTGGTCAAATTCTAAACGTTGTACTTTATTTCCGTAAGATGCAAAGTTCTTAAATTCAATATAATCTATTCTCATTTGTCGGTATCATAATTATATGCACATAATGTGTATAGTTGTTGTAACTTAGCCTTAACCTTTTGTTTCATTTCATCATCATCGCCAATACCATCAACATACATATTACAAAGATTAAGAATATTGTAATTCTTATACATTTCTTCTATCTCGTCTATGTCGTGAAAATCTTTATCAATATAATTATCCTCTTGGTAAATATTAGGTTCTAGCTTTCTACTAATATGTTGAATTTTATTAATAAGCTTTGAAAGAGCATTTGATGTTGCTATTTGACTAGGAACATAAAGATCTACAAAATTATTTTCTATCTGTGATTTAAACGATCCTAATGTGATATCAAATAGCTGTGTGACATTATATTTTAAAAACTTAGGTGATATATGGTTTTCAAAGAAGGTCTCTGACATGTCCTCTAAGTCGACAAGATCAAATCCCTTTGCATTATTAGAGTCTGATCTAGTTAATTGATAAGGAACTCCAACCATTAATAATTTACCACGTTCTTGTCTAAAGTGAATATGTCCACTATAAACTCTTGTATACTTATCATAAATATTAGAGTCAGTACCATGTTCATTCTTAACCTTAGCATTAAGGTAAATACCTCTTACTTCAGAATGACAAAATACTATATCTGCTGTTGGAAAGTCTGCTAAAGTTTCAGCTTCATGTTCTGCGTCTCTTCTCCATGGCATCATCAAAATATTACGATTAGACCATTTCATTAATTTAGGCTCTTTATAGATCTGTACATTTGGGATCCACTTAAGACTATCAATAGAAGTAATCTCATTACTTTTCTTAGCCCATATATCGTGGTTACCACAGATAATATGAACTGGAAGTATTTTACCCAGCCTTTCAAAAAGATTTACAGCATAATTTAAAACCTTAATATTAATAGATTGTCTATTATCAAAAGTATCTCCTACTTGAACTAAGACATCTCCAGGTTTTACGTGCTTTTTTAATGTTGGTATAAATACTTTTTCAAAGAATTCTTTTTGAATATTAAGCCATTCTACTGAATTAGCTCTAACTCCAAAATGTAAATCTCCTAATACCCAAACCCTATTTGCACCAGCTTTAATAGTTTTAGATTCAATCATTCTAAAATAATTTTTTAATATTTTTTCTATCTAATATTCCAGTACGTATATCAAGCTCTTGAATAAGATCTTCTTTATAAACATTTGATAATGAGCTATAGAACTTATCTGCTTTAATATCAAAATAAACACAAAGCTCACTAAATAAATCTATTCTACTGTATTTAGCAACCATTTCATCTACTATAAATCCGTAAACTTCATTAATATCTGCTTTCTTTAATTTAGTACATCTGCCTAAATCATCTACTTTATTAAATTTACTAAACCTAGAGCCTTCAATTAATTCATGGATCCATCTTGCTATCATTTCAAAATGAATTCGTTCTTCTTCATGTAAGCCATCGTCTAATGATGGATCTAAGTCAAATTTTATAGTGCCATTTAATTCAAAGTCTGGAGAATCAAAATTATTATTAAATATTTTATCGTTTTTTGCCATGTTTTTATTTTTATTATATGCTATGTAGATTTGAGTTAGTTATATCATCCGTTTCTATTAAACGCATATAATTCCAATCAATGTCTAATTTACACTTAGTTCCTTTACCTTCACCATCTCTAATCTTTAATAATTTAAGCCAATATTCTGCGTTAGCTCTCATTAAATCATCTTGAATAATACCTAACATAACATCTGCTGTATGTGAAAGACCTGCAGATTCTGCAATATCTGTCATTCCAATATCGGATGAATTATAACCATTTCTTGTGATTTGAGTTGCAGTAACAATTAACCAATTATTACGTATGCCCATTGCTCGAAGGTCTTCAGCAATTTGCTTAATTTTCATATAAGTGTTTTCTGTATTTTGATTTCTATAATTAGCTAAAATGTTAATATAGTCAATTACTACAGCTCCTACTTTAATTTGTCTTTCTTCTTCTATTTGACTAACATAAGCTTCAATATCTAACACAGTAGCCTGTGATGTTGGAAACTGTTTAACAAACAATTCACCAGGTGGTGTAAATCCATCACCGACTGCTTCTAGTCTACGTTGTACATGTTCTTTATTTTTAGCCTTTTCAGCATAGTCATTAATATTAATACTAAGTAGATTAGAACCAATACGTTTTACAAACTTATGAGCAGCCATTTCTGCAGTAATAACTACAGTATTTGTACCCATTTTTACAAAGTTAGCAGCATCATTTGCTAAGTAAATAGACTTACCAATGTTTTGTTCACCAGCATATACAATTAAATTACCACCTTTATCATAACCACCTCCAAGTAGTCTATCTAAAAAGTTATATCCGGTACTTACCTTTTCGGATTCTTTCTGATCATGTGAGTCTACCTCAAAAAAGTTAAGCCCTAGATCTGAATTAAATGTTAGATTATTTCTATCATTAATTAAACCCTTAACCTTTTGTATAACTGAGTCTGCATTTTCTGGAGTTACTTGTGTAGTTTTAATATACTCAATAGTATCAAATAGAGACGTATCGAAAGTTCTCCATTTAATCCATGATTCTGCAGTACTAGTTAACCATTCTTCGTCATACTGATCTAAGTCTACTTGGAATAACATATCCAATATATTATCAGTGACTTTATCTTTAGCTTTATTAGAGTGGCTTACTAGTAGCTTAATTTGCTCTTGTGTTGGAGTCTCATTAAACTTAGTATAGAATTTATTAGCCAAGTGACTAAGCACATCAATCTCTTCGGACGTATAATATCCACTTTTAATTGCTTGTAGGTATTTAGGCTTTTGTAAAGAAAGTCTAAAGAATATTTTCTCAAAATCTTGTCCGAATTGCATATATATTATTTTAAGGTTCTATGCTAAATGAACCACTTTGTTTACCGGTAGGTTCCGTAGACCAAAGATTAATTGCAATAGCCTTTCTAACACCACTAGTAACATTACTTACTCTATGATAATATTTACCAGCATCGAAAATAACTAATCTATTAGGCCTTGCATATATTCTTTCTGGATCTTTGTCTGGGCCATGTGAATAAATTTCTAGCATTCCACCTTCAAATAAGTCTTGCTCCGGATAATAAACTGTGCCGATGTCTGGTGTTGACAATTCGCCAGTAGCTTTCATTAATTCTTCATCTTTATCAATATGTAGCTCAAGCTTATTATTAAAACCATCATCTACTGAAGACTGAATGCCAGTCCAATACTCAAAACCTTCTATTGTAAATATTTCATTTATAGGACAGTTTTCTGCCCAAATATATTCTATAAGTTCTTTTTTAACTGAGTTTGTCGGACTATTCCACCAACCATCCCACCAGTAATATTCACCTGGATCATTAAAAAAATTAGAGTCATTTTGGATCTTATCAAGAAGTACTCTATCCTTTACAAAGTTATCTATTACTATTATCATTCAAATGGGTTTATTAAAATTTTATATGCTTCTTTACCTTCTTCATTATTAGTTTGTTCTAATAGACCTAAGTTTTTTAAGTCTTTTAAAGATTCTAATAAATGTGGTTGTTCTGTTTCAGGGAATCTATATGTCTTTAAAGCATGAAGTGTGAAGCTACCCTTATATCTGTCAGGGCTACGCTCACACATTCTTACTTCATTATAGACAATATCAAATCCGGTCGGATATCCTGGAAGATCTTTTTCTATGCCGAGAATATACTTTATTGGAGTATTATCCTCATTAATCTTCATCTGTTGCGCTCATTAATTCATCAACATTAAGCTCTGTACTTGTATTATAGTTAAATAAGTCATAAACTTTTTTATCGATTTTTTCTAGAATTTCTTGCGTAAATACTTTTTCACTAAAGAATTCTTTATTTGATACAACTTCATCTATGTGTTTACAAATCCAGCCTCTTGCTGTTGCCTTTGGAATTTTAACACCCTTTTCAATTTTACCTCTAGTAATACCAATATCTTCCCAGTCAATATACTGTTCTAATCCAACATACTTGTTCATACCTTCGCTAAAGTGCAAGTGGAATTTAATAGGATGTGGTTTTGCAAATCTATTCTTGTTTGGTTTTGCATTTACAATAATACCAGCCTTTTCTCCACCTTCTTTAAGTTGTGCTTTACCTAAGAATAAAACAATTGATGCTGCATATTCTGGTCCAGTTCCACCACCAGCAACTTGTCTTGAAATAAAATCTTGAGTCTGGTATGTGTGGTTAGTAAATAAGAATGGAATTTTTAAATCAGCCAATGGCGTCATAATAATTCTAAAGATAGACTTAAGAATCTTAGAACGTGTCATATCTGATTTTTCAGATCCAGTTCTTGCATCATCAATCTCTTTTGCAGTTGCTAAGTTACCAGCAGAATCTAAGATAATCATAACCTTAGGTACTTCACCACCAGCTCTTTTTACATCTTGCATCTTTCCAGTAATTGTAGTAACAGAAGTTCTAAACTCTTGTACAGTATTACATGGTTGGTAATTAACTTTCTTAGTATCAATGCCAAACTTTTCCATTAATGTTTTATCAACAGCTGCCTCAGAATCATAAAAGATTACATTATAGCCCATGTCAATTGCTCTCTTAACAGAGTTTAGAATTAAATAAGTTTTTCCAGTTCCAGAAGGTCCAGCAATCGAACAAGATCTATTGTTTGGCCATCCACCAAAAAGTGAACCACTAACACATGCATTTAAGTGATAATTACCAGTGTCAATCCACTCTGTAACTTCACTAAATGTTGATTGATCCATTACAGATCCCAATGGGTTTAAATTAGCTAGCTCTGCGTTAATATCGTCAAAGCTAAATTGTTTTTTTGTTTTTGCCATAATATTGTATGATTATTTTTCAAAAAGTTTCTCTTCTTCAGTTCGTAAGACTTCTAGTTCTGCTAAAAGCTTATTAGCCTCTTCTTTTAATTCGGCCATATTATTTTCTATAACAGACAATTTCACATAAAGAGTTTTATATTTCTCTATATGTGCTGCCTGTTCTGGTGTCATATTAATATCCATATCTTATTCTGGAAATTCTATTTTTAATTGATTAGGATCCGGCTGATTAGCCTCTTCTATTTTCCATATCAAACTTCTAACTTGCTCCCCAAATTCCATATTATTAGGAAGTTCTTTATGAAGAGATTTAATTGTTTCGTAAAATGTTGGTGTTGTCATAATTATTTTTATTTTAAAATAGTGCCGAAGCATAGATTAAGTTTGTATCTAGTGTTTGTAAGCCGCATGCTACAAGAACTCTATTAAGAGGATCTATCATTGACTTTTCAAATTGAGTATCATAGTCAACTTGCGGTGCAAATTCATAAGGGTGGTCTCCAGGCATATAAGCGTAAACCTCACTAATTGGACTTTTACAATTATAAATCTTAAGCTTTTCACCATTACCGATTACTTTATACTTTGTTTTATATTTTGCATTAGTATTTAATAAGTAATTATAGTAACCTGCTGCTTTTACATTTGCTGGACATTTTAGACCTACTTGTAATTCAATCTGATCATCTACAATATACTTTTCAATATTATTAGTTCTACGATTAAAACTAATATCGTCTATATTAGCCATTTGAAACTCCTTCTTAGTCTCTTTCATAAAATTAACTAGAGTTTGCAAATCTTCAGCAGTCGGAGTACTTCCACGCTTAAAAATAATCTTTAATGCTTCAACAAGCTTTTCTCTAACAAATTTAGGAGTTGAAGATTGGATTGTATCAAAGCCGATAGTCTTAACTTTCTTAAGAGGCTTGTGTCTATCGGTCACTTCTAATTTATCATCCCATGCAAGATTCTGAATATACTTTTTCTTTGCTAACCAGATTCCATTATAAGCTAATGATTCTAACTCAAACATTAAGTAATTGTCAGTATTTCTAGCGTCTGCATATTTTTCCATGCACTTAGTAATATAATCTTTAAGCCTAAATGCATAAAGCTCTAATATAAAAACATCAATTGCAACTTTTTTATCTTCATCCGGCCATACAATAGATTCATATAGATCTTGAAATTGAATATAACAAGAATCTGTATCAATGTAAATTACTGCAGGCTTTTCAATCTTACCTTTAACTTTAAATCCAAAATGCTCATGTACTTTTGTATCTTTATGCCAGAACTCATTTACATATTTGTTTAATATGTCTTCTGAATAAAGAATAGCATTTTTACTCTGTTTAGTAATAGACTCTGCAATATTAATATCAAAAAAGTGAAACCATTTATTTCCAAATGCACCGTAAATAGAGTTAAGTGTTAATTTAACAGCCTGTTCGTATGCGGTATACTTAGCCGAAAGCTGCTCATAATGTTTTATGAGCAGCTCAGCTTCAGTTTGTGAAATTTGATCTATTGGTTTATTTTCTAATTCTTTGATATCCATTAATTACGCAGTTTGGCAAGTTGATATTGTTAATAATGTATCTGAGTTGTTTGATTGGAATACAACTTTAGAATCAGAAACATATACCGTTTGCTCTTCACGATCTAATAGATTTAAGTATTTTTTGTAAACTGTTACTTTACCAGTTCCATTTGCTGCAGGATTAACTACAACTTTAAATGATTTACCATCTACATTTACACCAGCAACATCTGATTTAATATTAAAAGTTTCTTCTTTATCTAGAGAGAATAAGTTCTTTACTTTTCCTAACATGTGAGTATCTAGTGCAAAATCAAATTTACCATTATCTCTAGCAAATATTGCTTCAACTTGTGTTTCAGTAAGATCTTTAAATCCTAATGTCGGCTCTGAACAAGATAATGTAATTTCTAGTTCGTCATTAAAGATGCGGAATGTAGATGCTACTAGATCTTCATCGTTCTCAATAAATTCAATTTCGCCTTTAATAGCATCATGGTCAAAGTGCTTAATAGCATCAATAACTTTGTTTCCTTCAAAGAATGCGATTTTCATTTCTTTATCTGTATCAGGCCATTCGCTGATTTGGAAGATTTCAGAAACGTCTACGCTGTGACTTTTAACAGCATCTCGTTGTGGTAAATAAACTACAGATTTTACTCTGCCCTCGGCTACTTTCATATAAATGAAAGAGTCAATTAGCTTGACGCGGTTTATAAACTCTGTCAAAGCGTGTTGGTCAATACGATCAATTTTTAACTTCATGTTTTTTGTTTTTTTAAATATAGTTATTATATGTTGAAAACTAGATTAGTTTCAGTAAGATTTGTATGAAAAAAGCGAAGCCAGGAAGTAGCGAACCCCTGGCTTCTATCCGAGAACTATCCCGGTCCTAAAATCCGATCGTATTTCAGATCGGCGTTTTTTTATCCGTCACATGATAAACAGTCTGGATCTGTTGCGGCCATTGCAATATCGCCTCTTAGTACAGATTCTGTTCTCATATAATAGAGTGTTTTAACTCCTTGCTTATAAGCTTCTAAATGAACTTGATTAATAAATTTAGGAGTAGCTTCAGAAGGGAATGCTAAATTTAAACTTACAGATTGGTCAACATATTGTTGTCTAACACCTGCTTGTTTTACAAGCTCTAATTGATTTACTTCTTTAAAGGTTTTAAATATATTTTTTAAAGACGTATAATTTCCTTTATCCATATCCGGAATTCTATCAAAAGCCTTTAGCTTTAATGGTTTATTATCTTTTGAAATAGGATCTCCAATTCTAACTTTATATTCATCAATAAAATCAAGGCCTAAAATGCTACCACCATCTGCTAGAATTTGATCCCAAACAGATTTAGTATTCTTACCAATTAAATCTAGAGCGTTTTCTAGTGTTGGGTTCTTTCTAATAAAAGTACCCTTTGCAGTTTGTTCTGTGAACACGTTAGCCGCCCAAGGCTCAATCCCTGCAGATACATTACCAGCAAGTTTTGAGTTGCTTACAGTTGGTGCTACGGCTCTAAGGTGAGTGTTTCTCATTCCAGTTCCTACGCACCATAAAGGCTCTCCCATTTCTAAAGCCATATCTCTAGAAGCCTTTTCACTTTCAGTCTTTAATTGACTAAAAATCTTTCTAGTCTCAAATTGAGCAGTTAAGCCCTCAAAAGGAATATTGTTATTCTGTAAATAAGTATGCCATCCAAGAACTCCAAGTCCTAATGCTCTACCTTTTTCTGCAGATCTTACTGAATTCTCAAAGCCTCTCATAAATTTAGCCTTTTGGATAAATTCACTTAAGACTCCATCAAGAAACCAAGTTGCTGTATAGACTAAATCAGTATCTTTCCACTCTTGATATCTTGCTAAGTTAACAGAAGATAGACAACAAACAAAAGAATGAGATTCATCTGTGTGTAAAGTAATTTCAGAACAGATGTTAGTCATATAGACTTTTAATCCGTTTTGCTTATAAGCATCTGGATTTGCTCTGTTGACATTACCCTTAAACATTATATAAGGCTCTCCAGTAGATCTACGTTTTCTAAGCACTGCGGCCCATCTTTTTCTAGACTCTTTATCGCCAGCTTCTACCTTTTGCATAAATCCATCCGGTACTATTACACATTGATGCATATTAAGAGATTGTCTATTTACATCTCCTTTAGGCTCTCTAATTTCTAGCCATTCCCAGAAATCATCATGTTCAATATCAATATTAACTGACGCAGCTCCACGTCTGACAGACCCCTGGTTAGTAGCAAGGATTGTAGAGTCATATATTTTGCAGAACGGTACGACTCCGTCGCTTGTTCCATTACCTGTGATTTTTGCACCTGCTGGTCTAATTTGATTTATTCCAATCCCAACGCCACCGCCATGTTTAGCAAGTAACATCATCTCTAGGTTTTTTTCACCTATATCGTGAATTGAATCTGCAACATCAATACCGAAACAAGAAATAGGAAGTCCTCTTTCTAATCCAGTGTTTGATAATACAGGAGAGGCTAGGTTTAACCAGCCCTTCCATATATAATCAAAGAACTTGCTTGCCATTTCCGGTTTTTCAAGTCTTTTAGCAACAGTAGTTGCAACTCTCCAATAAGCATCTTTAGGTGTTTCACTATCCATAAGATATCCATTGCTTATTGTTTTAACATAAATTTCTGTATTTGCCCAAGTTGGAAAGTCAACTCCTAACTCCCAACCTAGGTCTTCTCCGTGGTTTATTTCTTTTTCTGTCATATTATTTTATTAATCGAATAAATCGTCTTCGTCCCAGTTTTCATCTTCTCCAGCTTTAGCATAATCAGTAGGTCTGATTGCAAAAAAGTCTGTATGCGTGTGCCCTCCAGTTAAATGATAAAACCAATCTAATTCTGCAGCTAAATCCTCATCAAACTTAAATTCAGATTCATAGCCTAATTCTATTAGCTTTTCATTAGTTCTTTTAGTAATAAAGTGTTTTAAGCTTTCAGCCTTCATATTATCTAAATCGCCCATCTCAAACATTTTATCAATAAACTTGTGTTCCATTTGACGCATCATATCTGCTGCTTGTAATACATCATGGTAAACTTCTTGTTTTAGTTCTGGATATTCTTGGCACATGTGTCTAAATAATTGGCAGCCCATTTTAGAATGAAGTGATTCATCTCTAACTGACCATTTCATTTGCTGCCCAATACCTTTAAGTAAGTTTCTCATTTGGAATGAGTATAAAACTGCAAAAGAACTATAGAGGCTTACTCCTTCTGCAAAAGCAGAAAAAATTGCTAAAGATCTTGCCACCTCTTTTCTTGCTGTTGGGTTTTCTGATAAATCCTTGTGTGTATAATTTGCAGAAGTTGAAGTTAGTAACTCAAACTTTTCTGCAATTGCTGGCTCATGTAAGAATGCCGCAAAATCTTCTAGGCCTAATGTCTCATTTAAGTAAGAATACGCAGTTGCATGTATTGTTTCCTGAGAGCCGAACATCATTGCCATCTGTTTGATTTCATGTTTCGGGAACCATGTGGTTACATATTGTGTCCAATAATCAGAAACTGCACATTCTGTTTGTGCAAATCCTAAAAGTATATTACCTACAATATTTTTTTCTGGTTCTGTTAATCTTTCGTTCCAATCTTTAACATCTCCTTGCATAGAGATTTCAGTATGTAACCAAAATGCTTGTGCTTGTTTAAGCCAACCTTCTGTGTAGTACTCTGGGTACTCAAATGGCTTATATTCTATTCTTTCTTTAAATAATGACATATTTGCTAATGATTTTTTTAATATTCAGTTAAGGCTAAAAAAGGTCTGCTTTTAGGTAGACCCACTTTAATCAATAACATAAGTTGTTTAATAAAATTACTAGCAGCGCTGCTTAGTGTTTTATATATCTTCATGCTGCTGGTAATTTCTAAAATTATACTTTAAATTTTTTTTTCAATTCGTGTGCTTTTTCATAATAAGTATAAGAAGTCTTCTTATATTCCTTACGTTGTCCATATAGATCGCTTAGGATCAATTTTAGCATTGAATCTTCTTTTTTGTAGACAGCTCCGTTTTCACAAACAATAATATCTTTTTCTTTTCTTTTTTGTTTAACTTCCATTTCTGGAATCATTTCTATAAAAGAATCAGGAGAGATATTAAACTGCCTCATAACCGATGGATATAGAGAAGCAAAGTCAAATGCGCTAACCCCAGAGTAATATCCAACAATCGGTTGTTTAACAAAAGCACCCTCATATTTAGTATCTTTTTTAGTATCGCGATCCCATTCTACTGCAATTTTTTTATTATCAGTAGCTAGTTTTCTAGCGATTAAAGATTCTGTAACAGCAACCGGAGAGGCTGCTTTATATAAAGGCATTCTTGTAATTGTTGCTAAAGTCAATAGAACTTCCATTGATCTTAGCTTTTCATCTATATAATATACAAGACATGAATCGACTACGTTATAATAGATATATTTTACAAAGTTATTTTCATAAAGTTCTTGTAGTCCACCTGTGTATTTAATTTTAGCAACATCAAGTACTGCGCCTGAAACAAAATCAAGTGAATTAGATTCTTTAACAGCAACTGATCTATCGTACTTATCATAAAGTTGCATGTAATCTAAAATACCCATGTGTAAAGGTCGACCATCTTTTTTATCTAAAGAACCAGTAATTGCTACTTCAGTTAAATCAATCTGAAGACGTTTACATCTATTAACTATATATTGCCAATCATAATTGATAAAATTCCAGCCGGTCATCATAGGGAATTTAGGTAAAAACTTATGCAAGAATGTATATAGCATATTATACTCATCCTTAAACTTATAATAAGAGAATTCCCAGTCTTGGTCATAATCTTTAAAGTGTGCATTTGTATCGTCTTCTATCTTTTTAATTTCAGCTGGAGACATATCGTTTAATCCGAGAACAATAGCTTTACGTTCTGGCGTGATAATAGAGAATGATAGGATTCTAGATTTAGCTTCTTCTGGCTTTGGAAAACCATCTACAATTTCTGTTTCAATATCCACAAAATAAGTACGTGGCATATTAAACTCATAGATCTCTTCTTTATCTTTTTCCGGAAGGCTATCCATGAAATAAAGTAGACTAAACTTATTAAATGATTTAGAAATGCTACGTTTTATAGAACGGCCATCCCAGTTTTTAAAGTTTTGATCTCGCCACTTGTCACTATCTTTAGCAATAGTCCAGTTTTGGAATTTGTCTACAGGGTATCTTTTAAATGAAACCTTACCCTCTTTGTTGTAATAAGACACGATAAGCTCGCGTTCTGTTTGTTCTATATCTAATAACATTAATAGCCTCTTTTTTGACGTTGAACATTCTCTTCTGCTTTCGCAAAATAGTAATTGTAAGCGGTCTTTGCGTCAAGGCCTATGGACGCGGCATAATTAATAAAGAAGTGTAGAATATCTACCCATTCCATATATAGTTCTTTTTTATCATCTTCAGATAAATCAGAAACTTTCTTGTTATCAAATGTTGAGAAGTCTTTCTTCCAGTATTTCCATACTGCATTTCCACTTCCGTCTTTAATTCCACCAAGAGCATCTGTCATTTCGTGAATTTCATCAATTACAGCATGAGTATTACAGTGCCAAAAATTCATTACATCTCGCAATGACATTTCTTCAAAGTTAAAACCATAGGTTTTTTCTTGCATGTTTTTTTGATGAGACATAATGTCTTCTAAGTGTGTTGTTGATTCTGCGTAGAAGTCTTTTACTTCAAGGTCTTTACATTCGTTGTCTATGTTCGCCATGTGATTTTTTTTATAATTGTTTTATAGATAGTATTCCATTAGTTTCAATACTAGTCCCACCATTTTTGAATATTATGTTCTATTAAATCCCACGCCAGTTTGTGGGCTCTTTTTTGTTTTATTCTAGAATTAAGTTGCTCTGCACTCTTTTCTTCCGATATTATTAATAGCTCAGAATCCGTATAATTATGCTCATATTCTTCAACCATTTCATAATATGGATTACTATTTGCATCAGTTTCTTTAGATTCTATAAATCTAAAATCAGAAGGGCCATATTTTTCTTTAATAATATCCATATATTCCATAGCATAATCTTCTTCATAAACTTTTTCTAACAACTCAACTACAGTTCTAATTCTTTTAGCATCAGAAAGAGACGTAGTATGTCTGTTCTTTTTTTCAAGATAATCTGCAGTTCTTAAAAGTTGATACGAGAATAGATCAATAGCATATCTATAATCAAAATCTGCACCATGCCATATTAATGGAAAGAATTCAAATATTCTTTTTATCTGTCTGTATTTTCTTTTTATGTACCGCATTACATATCCATTGTTTTAATCTCGCCCCACTCTCTTTCCGAGTCCATATTTATTTTTGTATCTAATAATTCTGGTTTAGGGTCACCGCCCACATTCCAGAACCAAGAACCTGGACTTCCATGTTTAGCCATAAATTCCCATGCCTTAGCATCATAATTAAGAGCTGATGGAAATGGTGGTATATTATCTGGGTGTACGTTTTGAGTAAATGCCTTTGGATGAGACCATAGTTTTGCCCTACCTCTCTCTCCAGTTTTAATATTTCTAGAGACTGCAACTGCATTAAAATTAGCATCTGGCCAGGCTATTTGTAAAGATCTAGATAGAACGCCAGTAGATATTGCTGACCATACTTCTTCCGGATATCCATGTTTCTCTGCAAGATCGTATGCAACCTTGACAGCAGCTGCTGTAACAAGCTCATGACGAAGTCCAAGTGGAATAAATGTTGCATTATTTTCTTGGGCCCATTTTTTAGCATGTGCATTTAATACTGGCATTGCAGCAATTCTTTTAAATTTAAGTTCAGCACCTCGTTCAGCACAAATAGCCTGATGATCTGAAATCTCTTTTTGACTTGGGCAAAATAGAACTAATTTTTTATTATATTTTTTTGCTAGGTATCCAAGTGAAATACCAGCGAAACCATATCTTGGTTGTACATATACCAAAGTATCTGTCGGTGCTTTCTGAACTAAAATATCTCCAAACCTACATTTAGATCCAAAGCCCATCATATCTTCCCTAACAACTTTAAAGCCATCGTGGTCTATTAGTTGTGGTGAATCAAAAGGATCTTCCCAATCACCTGCTAAATCTAACCATGCCTGTCTATTTGGCATCATTAGATTTAGATCCTGGTTCATTAAACTTTTTGTGTGGTTATTATGCGCCATAAAATTCTTTTACTTTTTGTTTATATTCTTCTGGTTTAATTCCAGCCGCATCTAAAACCTTAAGGTCAGATGGAAATGAAGTCATACCATTAAATGTTTCTAATAGACCAAGGTCTAACATAGCCCTTTGTCTTCCTGATGGATGGTCTTTAATTGTAGATGAGTTCCATAAAGTATCCATGTTAATATGTGCATAATCAGCACCTGGCCTTAGATAGTTTTCAATCCATCTAATAAAGTCACAGGCTACATCCTCAGCATTATAAGGTAGACTACCAGTATCTTCATAGATCTTAGTCATAACTGCATCCAAGAACTCTTCAGATTTCTTACCTTTCTTTTCTACAGGATCTGCAAGATAACCAATACATTCTACTGCATTAGTACCATAATAGAACATTGATTCTCTATTCATAAATTCTGGGTACCAATCACATACATCTGCAATAACTGCAGCATACTGGAATCTATAAGCTCTTAATCCATTTGCAGCATTCCAATCAAACATCCACTGGCCAAGCTCTCTTAAATCCTTCTTACCACCTTCTCTTAAAAAGTTTGCCATATCTCTTGCCATTCTCGGTGCAAACTCACATAAGAAATAATCGCCACCTTTTTTATAAACATATTCTGGTTCTGTAAAGTTATCCATTCCTACAAATAAATCCTCATTCCCGGAGGGTTTTGGTGGCTTAGGAAATGCTGGAAACTGATAGCCAACTGAAGTATAAAAAGAAGTTGGATGGTGTTTCACCTTTTCACACATATCTTCAATAGTGTCACAATCATATAAATCAAATAAGATTGTGTTATGATATCCGGATGGTTTAGTTGCATAATTAATTGCAGAGCCACAAACTCTATGGAGAATAAAAATATAGAGCCATTCTTCTAATCCAAAAACTTCTTGCCTTCCAGTCCAATTCTTTGCAACCTCTTCTCTTTGGGGGTAAATTTTACCAGCTTGCATGTGTTTCCAATAAGGATGTTCTGGGGCCCAACCATAAAAACAATCATTTATGATCTGACTAAAACCTGCATACTTGCGCTCGACAACATCATATAATTGAATCTGTTCCATAAGAGGATCTTGCATGCCACTCTCATCATGTGGAGTCATACCAAGGTTTGAAAGCTCTTGTTGCTTTTTAGCAAGAGCAAAATACCTTAAAAACTCATCGTAATATTTTGTTGTTGTTATCTGCATTAATCTTTAATTAATTCCCATGTTAATGCATCTCTATTTCTCTGATACTGATCCATAGACCAATTAAGATCTGCTGTTGCTATCTCTAAAACATAGCTTGCATCTGGTGCATTGTGTGGTGTAATTCTAATTCTGTAGTCTATTGCTTTCATATTTAAAATAGCGCTGTTTGAATAGTTGCGACTTCTAATTTTTTATTAGGTTCATTGTTAATTAAATCCCATCTATAGAATTCTCTAGCCAAGTGTACTGATTTAGGTTTTTCCATAACATCAAAACTTAATTCGCCTAGTGCATTTTTATATGCATCTGAATGTTGCCATGTAGACCAACCATTACGATCACACATTGAAACTATCATCTCATTCATAAGATTTACCAGATTAGTTCTCTCTTGCCAAGAGCCAGCAAATGGTGTTCCTTTATAATAACCAGTCTTTGGTAGCTTGCGAGATTCATTCTCAATAGGCAATGCTTGTATAACTTCTATAGTTTTTATACCTGAATCAATAAGCGCTTGCTCATACTGAGCCATCATCTTAGTTAGGGCCGCACTGGGATCTGACTGTCGCATTAAATGATGTCTTATGTCGATATTACCAAGGTAGATCCTAAGATCAGTGGTCCATGGGTAAACATACTCTGCGAGTCCACGTTTTAGGGTCCCGAATAAAGTTAAACCATCATTACGATTTACCATATACCCAGGAGTATACATACTAAAAGAATGACTATCACCAAAACAGAGTTTATCTGTTTTTTCAATATGATCTACTCTATGAATAAAATCACTACAAATTTTAGTAGCCATTTCTATTTTATCTTCTAGAGTTTTAAATAGATCAGATCCGGTCTTAAGTCTTTTAGTTATAAGCTCACCAATATCTGGCATATCGTGGTGCATACTGTACATTCTTACTCCACAAAATAATCTATTTAGTTGATGGTATAAATCATCATTTGCACCTCCAAAAATATTAAAGGTGCCTTTAAATTCCATACCATGATCTAATATGATTCTGTCATATTTAGTCCAGTCTTCACTAACGCTAGTAATTACTGTCACATCTTTATATCCAGCAGTTCTTAATTGATTTGCAAGCATAAAAGGCCAAGCACTTTTATGCGAACTTAACTTATCTGAAAACTTACCAACTAAAATTGCAATTCCAATCTTAATATCAGTGTGTGGTTCTAATTCTGTGAAGTACTTAAATTCCTGCATCTGCGTCGGTTGTATTGATTGGTTTTTCAGTTTCGCCATACCCATATTTTTTAATATAGTTATCTAGGCCGCCAATATATGCAACAGCATCAAGAAGGTTATCTTCTTTATAATTATAAGAATGTCTACTTAATTTAAGTGCGACTAACGCAGCATACATGTCAGCTCCGGTAAATTCTTTGCCAGTCATACCTGAGCAAACCATTGCAGCTCGACGCATACCTTCTTCAAAAGGGCCATACATGCGTTCTTTCTCTTCTGATCTATGATTAATAATCTTGTCAGCTTCGTTTAATATATTCATGTGATTTACTTTAGTGTTATATGTGTAATTGCTAGTTTGTTTAGATTTAAACCAATAAAAAAGGCCAGTCTTTCGACTGGCCAATTTAGGAAGTAGAGTTTCAGATCTTAATTCAATAAGGCTCCGACTTGTGCTCTAGGATCTAGTTGGTTTGTTTTAAATGGGTTTGGAACTTGATTTCCAAGGTTCCAAGATTTACCCAACATATTACCAGACTTAATCATTAGTTCAGTAGAGTCTTTGTCAGTCATTGCAAACGCAAGTTGTTCTGGGGCATGTGTTGCCACGTGAGTCATTCCGTTTACTAGAGACCAAATTGATTGGTTTGTATGTGCATTTTTTAATTCATCTGTTGTGAATTCTGTAGGATTTTGATTGTTCTTAATGTAAGCTGAACGGTTTTCGCTAAGTGGAATCCAATTATCAGCAGCATCTCCAACGTGACTTTTAATAGTGCTATGTGCTCTTTGCATTTCAAATAGAGATGCTGGAGTGTTCATTGCATTATTTACTGTGTTTGCAAAATCATTAGGAACAAATCCAGTCTTACGCAAATCAGACATGTGTTGAAAAAACTTTTCCATAGAATCTTTACTTAAATTATTAAGAGAGTAAGATTCTTTTGCCATTGGAGTTGAAAGTCCATTTGAACACCATAGTCGATTAATATAAGGCATAACTTGAATTCCGTTGCTTGGGCTATTTGTTAGCGTTAATCCAGATTTAAAAACCTCATCAGCAACTCCGAATTCAGCATTAGGGTTATATGCATTAATAGTTACTAAACCTTTATTAGCATCAACGCCCCAGTTTGTAACTTCAAATCCATGTTGATCTATAATTTGATCTGCAAGATTTATAAACCTTGAATGACTAATAAGCCCAGTTGCTGTTTTTGAAAAACCTAATACTTTTTTAGTAGTAGGTGATACAATTAATGTAATCTCGTTTAATTGAGATGCCATTGCGTTTTTCATTTGATTAACAAATGATGCTTTAGCTTCAGGAGAGAAAAGATTATCAAACTTTTTAGCAAATGTTTGACTCATTCCAATTAGCTTAATTAGACTCTTAAATGCATCTTTAGTAATCTCTAGGCGTTTACCTTTGATTTCAATAGTTGTGTCATTAACAAGAGTAATTTCTCTAACTGCAATAGTTTTACGAATTGCTTGTGAGTTTAAAGTTTCCGCTTTACGGCTTTCAATTACTGAATTGGATAGTGTTGTTACTGTTGGCATATAATTTATTTTTAATTTATAGTGAATAGTTTGTTAATTGTTTCAAGATTATGCGAACCTTTTCGCTGATTCTTTTTGAAGTAATTTAAGAAATTTATCGGAATCTAACTTAGTTGGCTCTGACCATTGTATCTCATGATCTATATATTCGAATGCTTCGTAGTCATTAGACTCTGCCTCTAGCATTTGATTAAAGACTGCAACGCAACTTTCCTCTTCATAAAGAAGAAAATCAGCATCCATCTCAACTGAGAATTGAAAACCACCTTTCATTTTCCAATGCTGTGGACATTGACCGTTTCCATCCCAATCATGAGCTCCATAGTTCTCTTTGTATTGACAATTGATAATAACTTTACTTTTCATAATTTGTGTTGTTTAAGTGTTGATGTTTAATTACAGTACTAATATAATAAAAAAGATTGACATAAAAAAACTTTTTGGCAATTATTTTGCAAAAACTTTGTTAAAAGTCTTTATTTTTGCCTTTATGTTTATCCTTTCTTGTGTATTGCTTCTTACTTTTATGGACATTACCACGCATTGCTTGCCATATCTCTTGTATGGTAAACTGTGTTTTTTCTAGTTTTTTATTCTTGTCCATTGTATTTGTGCTTTAATTACAGTACTAATATAATAAAAAAGCCTGAGACTAAAAAATCTCAGGCTAATTATTTTGTTAAAGTTATTAACAATTATCCAAACTTTTTAATTGTCTTTGTTAATTCATCTAAAGATTTACCAACATGTTCACCAAAATCTGCATGAAGATCTTCATCAGCATCTAAAGGCTGCATATCTCTCCACTCTGTATATTTAGAAACAAACAATTCTGATGCATCCACTATTTTCTTAATATCGGATTTTGCATAGTCCTTTCCATAGTAACTATTAGGATCTACATCCTGTCTTGCTGTTTCGTCAGTAAATGGATTTTTAATATCGATGCCATCGTAATCAAAATTAAAAGCCTCAAATGATTTTAAATGCTTCATTCTTTTCTTTTTCTTTTTTTTGTACTCTTCTTCTGCGTCACCCCTGCCGGCAGGAACATCACCAGAACCTACACCACCATCCATTGGCAATACAACAGGTCCCATTCCGCCCATTCCAGCTGGAGTTATATTTTCATTGATATCATCAATGAATGACTCAAATGTTGGTACGTATTTCATAGTTGTTTTTGTTTTTCATTTACCAAGCGTAATCAAAAGTTTCAATTTTAGATATTTGATCCTTAATTGTTTTAGCGTAATTTTTAGCTTCTCTTTCGTAGTAAGATTCAGATTGTCCATATCTTTCTTCAGATTCTTCACCCTGTCTAATGTAATCACAATATCTAGAATAGTTATCTAAAATATTTGACATGTGATTAGAAGCATCTCTTAATTTAGCTTCTCTACCTTTAGAGTTTTCTCCTATTTTAATTTCATCATATCTAGTTTTATTACCACTCGACAATCCGGCTTTAATTTGTTCTGCTAATTCATCAATAGCCTTTTCAACCATTTTATCAATTGGTAAAGAAGCTGCCTTGGTAGCTAAAATTTGGTGATATCTGTCTGCGTTAGCTTTCTTAAAAGCTGCATCATCTGTAAATGCAGTTGCACCTTCTTTTGCTCTTGCTCTGTCACCTCTTAAGTTTTCAGTAGAATACTTCTGTCTAATTAGATCTAAGCTTACAATAATAACTCTATCAGAAACTTCTGCAATTCTTTTACCATTACTTAAACCAGAAGCACCCCAGCCTCTATATTTCTTGTTTACACCAACTTGATCTGCAGAACCTTTTCTACCATCTTTTTTCCATGAAGTTGTCTTAGCCCATCTAGACCAGTCGTTAGTATAAAATTCTCTATCACCACCCATAGCTGCTAATAAACACCCGCCACCTGGAATTGTGCTCATTGCATTGTATGACCTAGAATCCTGTGGTAAATATGGATTCTCTTTTTCATTATCTGAAATAAAGAAAATAATATTTTTAGAACCACCATGGTTTTTAAATGCTTTTTGTGGGTTATTGTCTAAAATAAAATCTTCATCTTGTATTTTATCAAGGGCAACTTTAGTCAGTTGGTAAAAACCACCTGCTAATCTAGCTACGTTTTTTCTAGCGTGTTTTCCTTCTTGGTTACTTTGTAAAATACCTGATAATATAGCACTAGATATTTTTTCGTTTAATACGTTATATTCTGACTCAGTAGTAGCTGATTCTTCGATAAAACTAGCTAAATGTCCATCATCATCCCATCCGTATTTAGAATCGGCTAAAACAGCTTCAATATCTTTTCTTTTTCCAGTTAATTCAACTTCTGGATGTCCTCCTGCTGGGCCAATCTCTCTTAATACTTTTAATTCAACTTTGTGTTTCTTTAAAAGTTTTTTAAGTCCTTTTGATTCAGGGTCTGTAGCATCCATTATTACAGTAGCTTCACATAATTTTTCGTCTAGCCTATCAAAGAAGTCAAAGTGTTCACTTTGTAAATCTTCACCATACTTTTCGTCCCATATTTCAGCTAATTCATATTTAGTAACTTTACCTTTATACTTATCCATGATTTCAACATAGATACTACCATATTCATATTCAAAATCTTCACCATAAGAAAGATCCCATGCCTTTTCAATATCTTTAAATGTAAGCTTTTTGGCTTTGGCTTCAGTAACTACTGATT